AAAAGCGGCAAGCTCTGTCATTCGATCACATCCTCTTCATAGAACTCTAGCTCAGGCTCTACACCAAATTTTGTCCAATCATCTACTTGATCACGAATAGTAAGAAGATAATTGACAAGATCGCCAGCTGTAATATCTCCACGATCTCCAAGCCTGTCGAGTGTGGCATCATCGAGGAAGTCTTTAAGACGGAAATCAGGATGGAACTCGCGTATAACGAAACGGCGACGATGAGCTTCCAAGGATAATATTTGGGGTGCATGATTAGTCTCCATTAAAAAGTTGGCATTGCAAGGAATTGAAAGCCAGGCACCACTTGGCGTCTTCACTTCCAAGTTTCCAGTAATCATCCGCTTAAGCCATTCAAGAAATTTTGCTGATGGATCGCCTACATCGTTAAAGGTGACGATTCGTTTTCCAATGAAATTGTATGCAACAACTGCCGCAGCATGTCCAGTGAAATTAGGTTGAGGCGCATCAGTGAGTGCAAAATCGCCGTATAAGCGCTGGATGAGTCCCATATACATGGACTTCCCATTACCTCCGCCTCCCACGAGAACATGTGATTTCTCTCGGTAGGGCTGATTGAAATGGTAGAGCATTGTCTTCTCGAAAAACCAAGGTTCTCCAACCGCCTGATTAAGCACGTTGAAGAACTTATATATCGGCTCATAGTTGTGTGGTTTAACATCATGCGCTCCATATTCTGGATATGCTTCCGTCCCGCTTTCTGGAACTGTAGCGGATTGAAGGGTTTTGAGATTGACATAGTGATAGCTGCCGTTTGGATACTTAAGGAGGATTACGTTCCTCCAAGTTAAGCCATCAACTATAGGGAAATATCCCTGAAAATTAGTTTCAAGCAAATCCATTGCCTTGCGAGCATCTCGACTGTCAGAGTGCATGTAATAACTTAAAAGATCAACAGCATCGCCAAGGGTATGCAGCGTATCGCCCTCGCGCACATAGATAACGTCACCGCCGAGCAGAATTAACTGAGCCTGCATCAAGCAAGCGACCTTCGTCTTTACGTCGTCAGGGTCTGGTGCATCTGGGTCTAAAGATGAATAACCAGAGTACACCGATCGTACCGTCTCTTGAAAGCGGTTAACACAAACTAAATCTTCTGCTGTCGGGTGGAAAATCCAATCGTTGAGGGTGCGGGCCCTCTGCTTTCGCCCATCCATTTTAACTCCTTCCATAGCGCCCATCCGTTTTTATAGGGAGGGGAGCTACCCCTCCCCGGTTAAGGAGTACAGCACACCGGATGGGCTTATCCTTGGCTGCGAGTACATTATAGCACATAACTACAGGTCATAATGTACTTTCTGGAAGTTGAGATATCCATGGAGCAATTTCCACATCTTCTTTTTCAACTGTAATCTCAGCCAAGGTTTTACGCCCCCCAGTTCGTTCAAGTACCATTCTTAGTGCAGCATCTCGCTCTTTCTTCTGGGTGTCAGAGGGACGCTTCTTTCTTAGCTTTTCGTAGTCCCAATAGATATCTTCAGTAGCAATAGTATATAAGCTTTTACATAGCGCCATCATCACTGTGTCATCTGGGTCAACCATCGTTTGGCTTTTGTTGGTCATCTGCATAACTTTATTAAGACAATCCCCGAAGTCAGTTTGATATCTCGCTATATCGGTATCTTTAGGCAGGCCGCCATCAATGCGGTTAATGATCAATTGGATAGCTCGAATATCTTGGGAAAATACCGCATCTGTGAACAGGCGTGATACTAAGAAGTCAGCAGCATTCTGCTTGGACTTCTTCATGCCAATCATCCAACGGTTGCCCTCAGCGATAGACACAACATCACAGATTCGCTCATTAGCCATTCTCGCTATGCTTTCGTCTACCGTTGCGTCGCTTTTCTTTATTATATCCAGGGGCCCTTCGCCACGGGTTTTTCCCGTCATCACATTCCTCCAGCCTTAGTTTAAGAGAATACGGTCGCTTTTTCGAAAAGGCATACTTGCTAAACTCATAAACACGAGGAACCTTTTTTCCCATATAGGTTGTGGCTCCAGTGTAGTTTGTGCAATAGTATTTCAGCAACTCGTTAAGCATACGGCACGCAGCGCTATCAGATGGTTCGGGTTTTCGCCCATAGATCCAGGCGAACACAAGCGAAGCGGTTGTTCGATAGCCGCCTTTTTTCTGCCGTGTATAACGGGTGCTCTTAAGAAATTCGCGAACCTTTTTATCCATCTCATAAAGATCTTCATTGATATAGTTGGTCCACAGATCTGCGTCGGTGAGCTCGATCGGCACATTGAGACTGTCGTCAAAACGCAAGCGATCAATGATGCTTTCTTGTTCTTCGGCTTCGCCACCAACGACTTCAAAAAGCTTGCTTGTATCAAGCATGATGCCTCCTAGTCCATTTAACATTTGAAATGATACCAGAAAAAAGTTGGGGTCCGCCGGACGAAAACGGACCCCTGTGCCAGATGCCCCGAACAACACGACAAGAAAGGAGGCTTTTATATTATAACACAAAAGGAAGGAGGAGTCGCGTGTGCTTTCAGACCATCAAACGTGTAAAAACGACTCCTCGCTAACCAGAATGCCCGATGTCCCTGACGGATAAAATTTATCCTCATCGAGCATTGACAAATATACACGACCTTTTCTATACTGTCAATCGCCGACAAGGGTCCGTTCCCTGACGGAGCAATGTACCGCCCGCAAGGCTGAGTCGAATATCAGGGTTTACTCCATAGCGAGATTGATCGTTTATCTGTTCGCTTCCAGAGACTTGCAGCAATCTTCCTATGGACGCTCTTCTAACAGCGCACACCGTTGGTAACGGCAGGCTGGGGACATGTGCAGTCCTAGGGCGAAACGCAAGGGTGGATAGGTTAACTTGGCAAAACAAGTTAAGGTTCACAAACCAACCCCCAAAACACAGATCCGGGAATATTTGGTGACAAGGATAGCCTGAGTCAAAATTGTGAATCCTATACCAAAATAGCGAAGCTATGCCCAAAGGGCATCAGCTGAGCAACTTATCGAGCGAAGCGAGCTGAAATGGGACATTTGTTAGCTGGATCTGTGGGGGGGGGCGGGTGATAACCTCTTACACGCTAACAAACCCTTGCCCGCTAGCCAACCCTTCCATGTTGCACATGGGGCAATGTTTCCCTTGAGTGCATAGTGTAAACAATGTAACGGTGTTACCATGTTTAAGGGTTGTAACATTTGCAAGTGTCGTAAGCCTTGCTGGATCTGTGAGGGTGTCCACATAGTTTTCCACTTTTCCACCTTGTTAAATGTGGAAAGCGTTGATCGCGTTTTGCCCCTGGAAAAATGGGGGGATTGTTGCGCGGGAAGTTCCAAGATACCTATTTACCCTGTTCATCCTAATATACCTATCCCCCCCTCTATAACATAATAGCAATGTATCCATTGCGCGCTTTGCCCGGTTGGTTTCATATGTGGCATGCCTTGATGGGGGTGGAAGCTGATGTGCACTGGCGAACGTGCGACCCCTAGGGAGCACCGGCTTGCCCGTTGTTCGCCATGTCGCAGTTGTGTTCCAAGAGTCAAACACCCCTCAACATTCCTAATGCCACATTGTATCCACGTCTCCCTTCCCGACATGTTTACCTTGCTTGCACGTGCGTCTGTGTTCTTGGGTGACAACGTAATCAATGTAGAAAGGAGTCATCATGTTTGTAGTGTTTGATAACTTTGATGGAATTGCTATCGCTTGCATGCGTAATCGTGTTGATGCTGAGGCTATCGTTAAAGCAAATCCCAGCATTGATTGTCGTATTTCGTTCTATCCTAACCTCGTCGATGATGAATGGCTTGGTTGGGATATCGAGAATCCGTTCATGTAGCAGTGGAGCCTTCGGGCTCCCTGCTTCCTTTTTTCCCATCGCTTATCATGCTTGCACGTGCGCCTGTTCTTTCAGGTGTGTGCGTGCATCTATCCCGAACCCTTCCGCACTTGCACGTGCGCCTGGGTTCTTGGGTGTATCGAGACATCCAAGTTGTCAGTTGTTATAGTCAGTCAACCATTTAGAGAAAGGAACAATCATGGCAACCAAGCAAGCAGAGCGTAAGGTTATCCGTAAGGCTATCGCCAACAACCAGTTCGAACTGGCAGAAATCCTGAACTTCCGTGAACTCGAATCCGGTAACATCGTTCTGGTATTCGAGCATTCCGAAGTAGTTATGCCTGGCAATTGGCGCCTCACGCAAGACCTCTGCGTAGGCGACTTCGTGACCGCTTACTGGGATGAGGACGGCTGTTTCCACCTTGAGTGGGCTGCGTAATGTGACATGGGGAGCCAGAGCCATACCTGGCTCCCTTTTATTGAAAGGACGACGCCATGTTTGTAATCTTCAACAATAGCGTGGTGATTGCAGCCTTTATCGACCAGAAGAAAGCTATCGATTATTGGCGCATTCATGGGGGTACTATCGTATTGTATCCCGACCTCACTGCAGATACTATCCATATTGAAGCGTAGGCGACTGCGCTTCTTTTTGCGGGAAGGGAGAGAAGGGATGGGCTGGATAATCTTGGTAAGCTGGATGCTTTTTGCAATCATCCTTATAGCGTTTGCTTACCTATGTAACAGTAAACTTCTGCTTGGCATCAGCGCAACCATGCTGCTCATGATATGCATAGTCAGTGATGTGGCATATTAACCTAAGGAGATTGAAGAGCTGGGGAGGTGAGATATGGAATACGAGAGCCGCGCAGTCAAGGAACTGCGTGATCGTATCGGTGTCGGTACAAGCGTGGCAAACGAATTGCTTGTTCTCAGTGGAGGCGACATCGATCTTGCAGAGCATGCAAGTCGAGAAAGTGCTGGTCTTGATCAGTGTAAGGCAAAAATAATTGATTGTAGATTTAAGCGAATCGAGGAACGATGAACAAAATGCCTTACGAAATATGGGAAGACATCGAACGGCAGCGTCGTAAAGACCTGCGCGATTATATCTTCCTCATTATTATGTTGGTCATAGCGCCAACTGTGGTTATTGCTAGTGTAATAGCTAGCATGTTAGTTTAGGTAACCAGATTAGAAAGGTAGTTAGACATGGCAACTCAGGTACAGATAGTAACAACTCACCGCAATAATGTGGCTCAGAAATTGAGGGCTAGCATTAGTTATGCACTCGCATGCTCTAAGGAAGGCGATATGGCTCAGCTTCGAACGGCTATGAAACTGTTCGAATTAAGCTGCGAAGAATTCAAACTTGCCATAAAATAACTTTGTCTAGTGTGCAGGCTCTTCGAAATGGAGGGCCTGCTTTGTTTTTGAAAGGAAAGAATAATGAATATGAAAGACAAAGCTCGCAAAGCAGCAATTAAATATTTGGATTTCCGAGGTTACAAAATTCTCGACGAAGACTTTGATGGTTTTGTGTTTGCCTTTGATGGGGATACAATACATATTATTGAGGCATTCGTTGATAAATCAACCAAATCCAGAAAAGACTATGAGCAAGCAATGGTTAAGTGGCTTGCATGTCATGATGATTATCTTGATGTGTTTATTAGTGTTGATCAAGTTATTCTGACATTAGTTGGAAGTAGTAAGGCGTTACTTAAGCATGTTATTATGTAGATGAGGTGATATAGCATGTCAACTTTTCGTCACATGGTTGACTTTATTAAATCAGCTAACCCAGCGCGTAAGTACATTGTTCCTTGTCTTCAAGGTCCAACTGGAATTGGGAAGACTGCGGCAACAAAACAGGCAGCACTTGAACTTAAAGATGAAGGTAAAGCTAGTGGAAAAGTAATAACAATTATTGCTAGTCAGATACTTCCAAACGAGGTATCCGGCATCACGATGCCAGTTCCGGAAAGCAAGGCAATGGAAATCTTTGATCATTACAGGTTGTCCTCGTTGCAAGACGGGGACATTTTGTTCTTTGATGAATTGCTGGAAGCCGATCAACTGGTTTTATCTGCATGCCTAACTCTTATTGAATCACGGCAATTAATGTCTGGTCATGAACTGCCAGACGTGATGATTGTTGCGGCCACTAATCCAACTATCAAGCCAAACATGTTGAAAGAAAATATTCGACAACGTTTTGTATGGCGAAGATTTGATATCGATCGTTATGGTTGCCGTGAATATATTGAACGAATTTGTGGTTTTGAAATAAGTATTGACGCAATTAATCAGCTTGCTGATACTGGAGATGAATACAATATTCTTACGCCAAGAAGTCTGACTAAAATGTGTCAATGGATTTCCTCTGTTACTAATAGAGACGAGGTTTATTCTATTGCTGAACAAATTAATTCAATATGGCAATCTAGTCTAGGTTCGTTGCTTGCGGAATCGTACTTAAAAGTATATGATTCGCCATTGTCTCAAGTTCGAAGAGCAGTTAGGATTTCGCTTGATCAAAACAATGTAAGTCAAGCAAAGCTTGATGATATTTCTGAAGGCATGGGCGCAATTATGTATGATGATGACGCCTTTGAACAAACAAGCATGACCGAATTGATAGAAGTATTGCAACAACTGCCTGAATGGAAAGAAATTGAGAAACAACTATCCTCAACAGTTATGCAGGAAAACAATCATCAAGTTAATTTCTAAAGAAAGGAGTATAGAATGCTGCAGCGAATTGCAATAGAAGGTATTCAATTTCCTCGTTTGTATATTGCAGAGAATAAACAAGATGTTTTAGTTGCTCAGCAAAATGGAATTCCTTACATTAAATGGAAATTCGGACAAGAAGAACTTGTTAAGCAACTGCTTCGACCAGTGATTGAACAGATGTTTCCGGGCATTGATTGGGACAAAGTCCTTGGTAAAAAGAAACCAGTTCGTAGCATGGTTTACTTAACCAATGGATTTGTCTCCGAAAATAATGGAACTGTTGCTGATTATAACAATGACAAGATGCTGGAAGCTCAAGATAATTTTGACAAACATGAACATATCCTTGGTCACGATTGGGCGGAGCCAAATGAAAATGGCGAGTATATTAGATCTGTTGATATTGCTGACGGTCCTCGTGACTGTATTGCAGATAACAGCGAGCTTGGCTATGATCATTTTATTGAGGATAAGTTAAGAATCCAAGATTATATTGGCGATCTTTCAAGCTCAGTTGATATTGACGCGTTGCAAAAACTTGGCTTATTGCCTAAGTTTGTCGGCGATGTTACTGATTGCATCAAGCGTAATCTCAACCAAAGCATGCGATGGACAGAAGGTTATACAAAAAAACTAGGCTATCCATTAGGCAAGTTTGATCGCAAACAAGAGTTACCTAATCTTGTTATCATTGATGTAAGCCACAGTATTCCTGATGGCATTGCTGCAACTATGTTGACATTGGCTGACACGTTGCGAAGCCAGTGTAATGCTGAACTCATCATCACCAGCCGCAGATCCGGGTACTATCCTTCAGGTGCAGAATTGCCAAAGCCTCAAACATTGCGAGACTATTATGGTCGTAGCAATGAGAGCGCTGAGTTCTGGGGAATTATAAGAAAACATATTGCCGGTCGAGAGTTTGGTCATGTGATTAGCTTTGGTGACGATGACAACCCTGGTATGTGGAGAGAATATTGGGATAAATTTTATAACATAAATGCTCAAGGTACTAAGGTTCATGCTGTTCATCATTATCATACTTGGCGTAGTGCAACTGAGACAGGCTATGCTCGTTGGGTTAAGGAGTGTAGTCCTAATGTTCAACAATTCTTTGATACCAGCTGGTGCAATGTAATAAAAAATAAATATAAGCTATAGCAGAAAGGAGCACAGCATGGCAAAGATGATTATGGATTGGATTAATGCCATGGTTGCAACAGAGTCGCGTAAAGGTAAAGCGATTACCTATGAAGAATGGTGTGACATTCGACATAATGGATCTCCCGAAGAATTGGAAGAAGCAGTTGAACGAATGATGGCACAAGGCGGTTATGAAAATTTAGATTAGTTAGAAAAGGATGGGCTTATGATTCATGTAGAAGAGCTTGGCAAGATTCATTCTTGGAAGAGCATGTACCAATATCTCGATGGTTGTTATAGCTTGAAGGAAAAGATAGATGCAGCCATTGAAGTTGTAAAGCATATGCCTATTGATGGTTGTATTACTGGTAGCGTATGGCTACCTGGTTTCGATCCTGATATCTGGGGTAGTACTCCAGATATTGATGTGTTTGTATACAGTGAGCATGACTTGGTTCGTGCCATTGATTATGCGATGTACAAACTGGAGATGAAACCAGGAACAGGTAGCGATCGTTCTGAAAAGCAAGAACGTTGGAAGATAGATCGTCTGTTCAGTAATGGATTGAACTATAAGATTGGTATAACAACTTACAAGTTCTATTGCGAAGGTATCGTATTGAACTTCACGTACAAGATGACCAAAAAGCATGGTCGTTGGATTCCGATTACCGATGCACCAGGAGTCTTGCGTTCGTTTGATATGAGCATCGTGCTTCAGGCTTACGATATCAAGAGCAGAATCATGTATGATCTGCGTCCTGATAATGTACCAGTAACCACAGCTATTCCGAATCCAATGCGTGACCATGATTGCGTTATGTGGACAGTGTCTAAATGGGTTCGCCAATTCGATCGAGTTGTCAAGTATTACTCGCGTGGTTTCGATACACGACCGGTGGCTGAATTCTATCTTAAGATGATTGATGAATGTATTGATGCAGGTTGTCTATTTGATAGCGAGGAAAGCCATGAGGCATTTAACCAATTCAGTGAAGAGTTTATTGCTAAGCGTGCAATAATTGCTGATTGGCTAGAAGAGCATAAGGAGGATTAGTATGTCGGCAATTGTTATGACAAATGGAACAAACAGACCAATTGAACGAGTTGTTGATCTTGATAGGTACGGCACAACTATTCAAACTGATGCAACAAAAGGACTAATAGAGAAAGCAATCAACCTTCTTGCTGATACAATGGATGATGTGACATTTGCGGATGATGGATATCGTAATGATGATGCTGTTAACTGTTGTATTGCATTGCATGTTTTGGGATATGATGCTGAGAGTTGGTTGGAAAATTGGTGTGCTGATAATATGGCTGGCTTTTATCAATCTGATCTTGATGAGTTCATGGACCATGTTGAACGAGTCGCCCCATATCTTTCTAAGTGGGGTCCAGCTGGACACGAAAGCAGGGCGCTAAACTATATTATTCCTTGGTAACAACAGCAAAAGCTGTTGGAAAATGTCAGACGATTCAAGAAAGGAATCAAAGATGGGAACGAAAATGTATAAGAAGTCAAAGCTTGAATACAAGAATGGATACATTGTTAAGAACGGCAAGATAATTAGTGTTGATAATAAAATTGTTGACATGTTTAATCAGCTTGAGACTGATTACCAAAGAGCTCTTTGGGATGCCAATCATCCTGTTATGCCAGCTGTTGGAAGACCTGAGTTCCAATTTGAAACTGAACGAGGCAAGGTTCATCCAGTTATCAAAGTCCATACGCCTAACCTAGATGAAGCAATAAGTAAAGCTAAGGATATTATGGATGACCTTGATGCAATTGATGCAGCTGATCGAGCGACTGAATATCTTAATAAGATTCAGCCATTGATTCAGTTCATTTGCGACGATCATATTGTTAGCTGCAATCAAGAAACATTGCATCGCTTCGATCTTAAGTTTATTGGCAACCCACTTGAGCTCGATAAAGAAACATTAGGTTATCTCGTTCATGAGATGTTCTCGTAGTCATGGCGAACAAAAGCAAAGCCAAGGGAACACGCGCTGAGACTGCCGTTGCCAGATATCTGGTTGCTCATGGTTGGGAAGCTAAGCGTAAGGCTTTGTCGGGTAGCAAGGACTGCGGTGATCTTGCAGTCCTTGCGCCTACTGGACTCAATTGGATGACCATTGAGGTCAAGGCTGGAAAGCAGACGGCGAACCCGAGCCGTTCCCAGATCGATGAGTGGCTCCGGCAAGCTTGGGTCGAGGCGCAAAACTCCGGAGAGAAATTGGCAATACTTGTCATCGTGCGTTATCGCCGACAGCTTAAGGATGCTGACGTGTATATTCAATACCATGATGGCGATGGTTATTTTACCAGGTCACATTGTTTCCTTGATGAGTACGTCAATGGCTATGAGATTAAAGATAAATAGAAAGGAGGAATAAATAATGGGCCTGAATCCTGGTGAAAGCAAGAAGGCAGAGGATTTGCGTAGGCGGATACTTGATGACCAATTCAATAGTGGTTCGCCATATTATGGCATGTATCATTGCGGTTATTACGGTGTGCCAATCGAAGAGTGTATAGCTAAATGCCACCGTAATGGAATTGCTGTCCGCAAGAAAGATCTTGATTCATATAATGACGGAGTCTTTAAGCGTGGTGTTGGCAACATTGTCAGAAATGGACAGCTTATTAATGTGCAAGACATTAAATCTGGCATACCGTTCGATAGAATGAAGCTTGAAGATTTTCCAAAGTTTCCAATTAATTGGCAGGGAACTGAACGTAGGTTCTTTCCTTGTACATCAGATAACAGGCCCATGCAAAAGTGGGGATGGAGTAAAACATTTACACCGGAGTTGTATATAAGATCTGATGCTAAAGCGCTTAGCCCATGTGGCTGGGTTGGCCAGAACATGCTGTATCAAAAGTTCATTGTGTTAGATATTGATGGTCGAGGTCACGGAGCTGATGATTTGCAAGTTATAGCATTCGGTAACCAGTTCCGGGATTATACATTCACAGTTGAAGACCCAAAGAAACCTGGTTCATTTCATCTCTACTTTGAAACAGATCGCTTGATACCAGTGAGACATTTCCCATGGGCGAAGCTTGATCTTATGGGCAACGCTGTTAATGCTGCGGTCTATTTCAAGAATAAAGTTGGCAATGGTATGCCGATGATGAAATTAAATGAAGACATATGGCATGCCATGATTCAGTATCAAATGGAAAGAAAGGAAAAATAATATGTCTTTGAATCCTAGTGGAATGAGTGGAAGCTCTTGGAACATGAGTCGTCCAGACAAAGAAGATTTTTCTCTTGAGTTTTGGGGAACTGTTGTATCATTGCAAGAAGTTCAAGCTCGTGAGTATAATCCGAATGGCAATCAACCTGGTCGTCCGAGGTTCTGGCCCGACGGCAATCCGGTTATGAATATTCGTATCGGTTTTGCCACTCCTGATGGAAGCTTGAAGACTATTACATTTGGCAAAGCTGGTAAGAAGCAGCAATCTGGCGAGAAACCTAGTTTACATATGCAATTGTTTGCTTTGACCAATCGTAACATGATGGAGCTTATGGGCAAGACGCTGCATCTGTGGACTTGGCAAGTTAATCCGACCACCAATCAACCTTGGGGCCAAGGTAATCCGAGGTTGTTTGGTGTGGAGGAAGTAACTGATGTCAAGTATGAATTGACTGGAGCATTGCCACCTGAATTCTTGGTGCCTGAATTGCTTTGCAATGATGGAGCCCAAGGCGGCGCACCTAATCCGCAAATGATTCAGCAGCCGCAGGTGCCACCTATGCAGGGTCAGTTCTATTCTGCACCGCAGGTACAACAGCAGCCTCAGTTTAACGGCTATCAACCTGGTCCTACGACAGCGCAGACGGCAATGCCGCAGCAGTATGCTGCTCCTGCTTCTCAGATGGTTCCGCAAGGTGCTGGTGTTCAGCTACCTATGCCTGCAACTCAGGCGATGCCGCCTCAGCCCGCCGCTTCTGCACCGATGCCACAAGGCATGGATCCGGCAGTAGCACAAGCAATGCAATCGCTTAATGCTACTAATATTCAACCTGTTGATACTACAGGTGGAATCTATGATGATGCTATTCCGTTCTAGTTAATAGTAGATTTGGGGAGCCGTGAAAACATGGCTCCCCATTTGTCATAAGGAGTACAATATGCCAAATACAATTATGCAATCAAACAGGGTGGCTCCCTGGTTAGGCATTGGCACGCAAGGCAAATGGGATAATAGCCTTGACGCTTTACGAGCTGGTAAGCTTGACTTTGAAGTTCGCCAGGAAAAATTATACTGGGAACGAGAAGATAAAGAAATGCCTCAATGTTTCTACAAAGAGCAAGCTCCAATGTTTGCGAACATTCGAAATGTTGATAATCGTTTGCTTGGCTGTGTAACACCGCAATATAAAATCATTCAGAATCGTGATGCATTCTCTCTTATTGATCCATTTGTTCAAGGCAATAATGGTGTCATAACTAATGTTGGTATGACAGAGGATGGCTTGGCATTTATGGTAGCACGAGTCCAGGTTGAACGAACTATTGGCGGCGAGCCATATGAGATCAACTTGATGGTAACCAATAGTTTTAATACCAAATATCCTTGCCAGATTATCCTGACGCCTATTCGCATCTATTGTCAGAACATGTATCGTAAGTTAACTAATGATCGCGTGTTCTTGGCAAAGCATACGATTGCTGCAAATGATAGATTGATTGCCTTGGCACAAAGTAACATTGTTGAGAAGCGAGTGCTTGCTTTTAGTAATGTGATTGAATCTTATCAAGGTAAACATATGAGCGCTCGACAACTTGACGCCTTGCTTGCAATGTTGTTCCCTTACCCTAAAGAAGGTGGACCAAGGGAAGCAACTTATATTTTGAAGGCAGATGAACAGCGACAAAGATTTAAGGATCAATACTTCGACGCACCAGATAATAGACAACATCAAAATACTGCGTTTGGATTTGTGAATGCGTACTTTGATTATTTGTCGCACCGTAGTGCGATTAGGGAAACTAGTCGTGCTTGGGCTGATCGTAGGTTATCCGGTTTAGTAAGCGGACTTGATGTGAACCAAAGTGTATTAAGAGAGGCGAATGGGCGGTGATGCGTCATGACCGATAGCAACGCGACCGAGCTGCTGCCATGCCCGTTCTGCGGCGCATTCGCTCAGGTGCTCGATTTTGAAAAAGTCGATGGTGACCAATTTTTCGAAATTCAGTGTTCTGGGAAAAATTGCGCAGTTAATCCTCGCACAAAAGGATTTGGCACTTTAGAAGAAGCAATCGAGACCTGGAACAGGAGGGCGTCATGATCGATAGCAAAGCGCCCGAACTGAAACCATGTCCGTTCTGCGGGGGCGAACCGCGTTATTACGCACCAGGTCCGATTGACCACCACATCGAATGCGTGGAGTGCTATGCGGACATACATCGCGACACCGAAGCCGAAGCCATCGAAGCCTGGAACACTCGCGCATCTGTTGAGTATGACGGATGGTTTTACCTACCAAAACCCAAAGAGAGCATCGTGCAATACGGTAAGCAACGCATTGAAAAGACAGAACACGGCTACAAAGTGACGCAACCCGTAGAAGTCATCGAAAGCGCAATACGTTCATGGAGCGACGAGCTAGGCGAATACATCATGAAGCGCATTTGCGAAGCATGGAGCACCCGCGCCGAGCCGCAAGGCGTGATGGGTACGCGGTACAACAAACTGTTCGGCACGCCCGAGCGGGCGGCGCGGACGCTCTATGAGATGTGCGGCGGCTGTTGTGGATTGCCCGAACGCTTGCATGGCGATTATGATGCGATGCTCGAATGGTTGAGGAGTGACATGGAATGACAAAGAGGAGACGATGTTTCCATGATGCCTCGTCTCAATCTACTTTAGTAATTAATCAAGTTCAGTCGGTCATTCATAAGCGATCAAGGTATAGTTGTGAATGCACTGTATGCAAACGAATAACCGACTGGTATTACACAAGGTATGAAGCTCAAGTTGAGGCTTGGTACGAATGTTGGATGGAGGAAAAATAATGCCAAAGAATTGTAAAGGATGGTATGTTCCTTGGATTTGTGGGTATTGCCGACTAAAAAGAAAATGTCATAAAAAGAAAGAAGGTTGTTATAATGACTAAATGGTTTCATAAATGTGATTTAGATTGGTTGAAAGCTAGACAGCGATGCCTCACTGCCACTGATGTTAAGGAGCTTTTACCGTTCACCAAGACTGGTCGTAAACGCACAATCACTGACGAAATTTACCTGAAGGTATTTGCTCGCAAGTTGGTAAATCTTACCGAAAATGATTGCCTTTCCACCGGAGCTGTTGCACGTGGGCATATTCTCGAACCGTATGCCATCGACCGTTACAACGAGGAGGACTTCGGCGGCAACGAGCATCTGTGGCATTGGGATGATATAGTTATCTCCAAAGATAAAGGAATATATGGTAGCCTTTCATTCAGTCCTGATGCTATGAATGTTAGATACAATTCTTTCGCAGAGAAGCATTGGTCATCAAATTATAAGTGGCTGGCAGAATTGACAGCCATTGGCGAAGTCAAGTCTTATTCAGCTGAGAACCATCTTGCCCGTGGCTATACGTCGAAGGATGAACTTGACGAGCGGTGGCAGTTGGCAACTGCGATGGCCGTGTGTCCTAGCATTCAGACTGCTTACCTGCTGTTCTACAATCCATCGATGAGAACGCAGCTGTATATCTTCGACTACGACAGATCCGATCTGCAAGACGAGATTGAGATGATCTTGGATGTCGAGGAGAAATGGCTTGCATGGCTTGGCAATATTGAAAAGCTTGACCATGCTTACATGGTCAGCGGTGATCCAAGTGAGGAGAAGCGAATCATCTACGGCATCATGAAGTCAGAGGAGCTGAATCCCGAGAACGAGAGGTCGGTGATTCTGTGACGAAATGCATTCTAGCTACCAAGGAATTAAAAGTTAAAATCGGAGGCATCGAATACGATTGCCTTCTTATTCCCTCTGCTCAAGTTGTTGATGTTGATTACCGGAACTGTCCTGAAGATCACCCGAAAGTGAAGAGACTTATTGAGAAGGTTAAAAATGGAGAGATTTGATGATATAGTATATTAGTAGATCTAAGATAATTCCAGCAGGGTTTCTGCTCTGCTGGATTTTTTTTACCTTTAGTGTATACTTACTACATGCCTACTACTTGTTTACTATTGAAAGGAGAGGAAGGCATGGCAGCAATAAAGAAAGAAGAACTAGAAAGGCTGGAACATGAATATGGTTTGCAACCAGATGGTTTGACATACCAACATAGATGTTCTCGTATCACTGCATACATGGAAGGACGGGGAGAAGAATGGCGTCCGCCTGAAAAAGAGCGAAAGGTTGCGGCTTCTTCTACCACTAAACGATTTAGTAATGGTCATCCATTGTTTGGAAAGAAACTTCTTATTACTCCATTGATGGTTCCCGATGCGAAACGTAATCTTGCATTTGATGAGAAGCTTGGACCAGAAGTTATTGTGCGTGATTACAATGCAGGTGAGGCAATCTATGGAGCAGCTGAAGATGTGCAACGAATGGTTGGCGACTATGAAATTGTTCGCGTAGATAAAACCAAACAGGTTGTTGCAAAGACCACTTTCCCGAAGATTGGCACAGAAATTACTCTTCAGCTTGGCGTTGATCTAGTACCGGTTGTTCGTGGTAACGATAATAAGCGTGGTTATATTTGGTCATTTCCTACTCAATTGTTGCAAACTGAATATGAAGGCGAACTATATACTTTGCAGGTGTATGGTTTGAAGACTTTGATTCGTCAGATTTATCCTGAACTTGAACCTAAGTTTTCTGGCAAGCCGATGATGGATTATATCGATGGCGTTACCCTTGCTGCTTCTATTCCTCAGACGCACGCCCTGTTGAAGAAGCATATTCGCGAGGAGCGCATGGCTGATAAGGCTGGTCTGGGTAGCTTTGGAATCTTCTAATCCTGTAGCGGAAAAGAGTGTTCTGCATGATTGGGTCGAGAATGAAACGCGTGCCCTCGATGTGGTTGCATCGTGGGAAACTCTTTGCGATGTTTACCGCACCTTGGAATTCAATGACCCACTTAGCGACACTATGAGGATGGAGGAATATAAATGGATCATCGGCGAGATGAACAAGCACTTGTCGAGAGCGAGGAAGAAGCTGCTCACCTGCACAGATCCGAGTTCGATGAGGGAAGTTCTGTTACAGATGTTTGTCTCAACGGAGGCGAAAGTATCGAACAGAATGGATCTGACGTACCACAAGTTGAGACAAATGTGGGTGAGCCAAATGATAGCGAGGCTCGACTCGATGGAAGAAATGATACGAGAGGAGAACGAGGAAGATGTCAGAACAGACTTCTGGAACGACTGAAACTTCTGTTAACCCGATGGAGGATAATCCGTGGGCAGCGGCGTTTGCAGCGTTGGAACCAAAAAGCGAGGAAATTGTTGAGACAGATGCCAATGCCGGGAACTCTGATGTTGGAGGAAACGGTGCCAATGCCGACACAGTTAATGGGCAAGACACCTCTCAAGCTGAGAGTGGGAACAGCGATGCAAATGAGGATGTTGTTGGAGGACTGGATTCTTCTACTGGAGCAGATGACAATGAAGGTGAATCGAATAGCGGAAACGCTTTTGCAGAAGCCGTTGGAATAACTGAAGAATCAATTCAACAATTTGAAAATGATTTGAATGAAGACATTCGTCAGCAAGCTATTAACGAAGTTGCGGCTGAGTTTATAAAACGAGGTATTCGTAATCGTGATGGCGCTCTTGGTGCAACACTTGATGATGATGACATTTGTAAACGTGATAGCGATGGTGTTCCTCATTTTTATGATCCTGAAACTGGTCGAGAGTTTACTGATAACCCTCGCGCCCAAGCTCAAGCATGGGTTGATGCTTATAACAAAGAGCTGGCTCGTGTATTTAATAATACTTGTCAGCAATATGAGGAGCATCTTAAGGAAGAATCAGCGCCTCGTCTTGCAGTGATGAAGTTTGCTCCTAAGTATGAGAAGCTTGATGACATTCGCAAAGGCATGTTTGATAACGTTATCGAAGATTATGAAATCAAAGATAACGATAATAAGGTAATTGGTTATAGCTGCGATCTCGATAAAGCACTTGCTTTAGTGGAGCGACAAATCACTATGATTCAAAACTATGCTAAGAATGCAGCAGTTTCAAATGAGCAAAAGCCTCAGCCAACTGGTCCTGCGCTTGATATGAAGACCAGCAGCGGTGCTATGCAGACTGGTAATGATGCACCCCCATCTTCATTGGCTGAAGCAATGGAACGTTTGCAAGATGTCCAATTGTCTAAGATTCAGAAATAGTTGTTAGAAGGAGAATACAATGGCTAATGCCAAAAAACCTCAAGTAAAAGTTGTTAAAAACGATGACAAGCTTACAGTTGATGAGCGTATCTCAATCAAAGAACTTGAAGAAAAAATTGTAAGCATGAAAGAAGATAAGGAAAAGAAATGCAAATCTGCTAAGGAACAACTTGTCAGCATGCTTGAAGTAACTGTTGACAAGTATCGTACCGCTACCGGAACTGCGGAGGCGTTGCGTGTTTTGCGTTTTGTCGTTGGAGGCGAAGCAACTACTGATCCTATCGACCTTACTTATCCCAATCGTCTTGCATGGGATATGGCAGGCATTGCTAACGATATGAAAGAGAAGGCAGAGAAACTTTCTTATGCTGAAATGGATCAGCTTTGTGACGGCTTTTATGATAAGGAATTTAAAGTGTCACCACAGGCTGATGATGATGCTGATAGTTTTATGCAGCTTGCAAAAGAGATGATGTGCATTGATCTTTGTCGTAACGTTGGCGGAGCGGCTGAAGATATGGTTGAATTTATCAAGCGCGTTCAAGAAGAGATCGACGCTACCGGCGAAGAGTTGAAAAAGCTTAAGGCAAAGGAGGCTTAAAATGAAAGCTTATAAGAAACGAATAATTCGTGCTGAATATGAAAAGATTAATTTAGGGTATTAATTATGGCGGTGCAGGTACCTTTGTACTATAGGCCCAGGCCGTACCAACGTGCAGCCTGGGCTCGCCGCTTGTCTAAAAAGTATCATTACGACATTGATATCTGGCATCGACAAGCAGGCAAAGACTCCAACGATATTCAGTTTGGTTTCTTCAACGGATACCAGCATCCTGGTACTCAGTCTGTTTATATTGGACTTGATAATAAATGGATCCGTCGTAACATTTGGGATAAATATATCGATGGTCGTACACATTTCGACTCGTATCCCAAGTGGGACGACGGACATCAAGAAGGGATTCTTGAAAAACTTGAAACAAGGCAGCAAGTGAAGTTTCATAATAACCCAGCTGACTTGGCTCCTGCGCTTATTCAGTACCTTGGCTTCAAGGAATCTGAAAGTGCTATTGGTTCATCGTATGATAATTTTTATATTTCAGAGCTGAGTCTGTATAGGCGTGGAGCATTTGATCTTATTATGCCTATTTGGGATATGAAGAAAGCAAATGGGCAAGACTTTTTAATTACCGCAAACTTTACTCCACGTGGTTTAAATAATATCGCTGCTGATTTTTTAACAGCGTACACCGGCACCGCAGATCCGGAAGGTTGGCCGGGCGAGCATGGCGACGTATACGTTGATCTCATGCCTGCTAATAAATCTTATAAGGACGATGGCACTCGCGTTATCTCTGACGAAATGCTTGAAGATATTAGGCAGCGCTACATTAGATCAATGGGCAATGATTTACTTTTTCGGCAAGAGTATATGTGCGAATTCTTGGCAGTAAACGCCGGTCTTGTTTTTCCTGGTATTGAAAACGTGAGAATCGAAAAACGATATTGTTCTTATAACCTTGATCCAACAAAGCCGGTTTATCTTGCTTGGGATATTTCATCAAAAGATAAACAAACAGACTGGACGAGTTGCATTGTTTTTCAATATTACAATGGTCGCATGTTTATCTTTGATTGGTTTGAAGACAATCGTAAAGCCGTGGTCGAATGCGTCACGGAACTGTCCCGCCGCCCATACTTTCATATGATTCGTGCCGCATGTTTGCCTTGGGACTCTGATCGTTCCGGTTCCTCTTCTTCTCCGCTTGAAGAATGCCGCCGCGCTTTTCCTAATATCACTTGGTACAAATTGGATAGAACTTATGTATCAGATCGCATTAATAGAGGAAGGCAGCAGCTTGGAAATATTATTATTAATAGTGATAAATGCGACTGGCTGATGGAGTGTTTTGAAAGTTGGGAATATCGAGAATTAAGCAGCATTGATGACTGGGCAGCAAAGCCTAAGCATGATAGATATTCACATTTAATGGACGCTTATGGATATGGATGTGATTTTTTAGCTCAAGTTTCATATTTACAAGAAGCAACTGGACGTCCTCCAAAGATGGCAAGTCATTATGGTGAATGGAATTTAGACGATGAAGAGGGGGGCTGGGAGGAACTGCCTCCTGGTATGCGACCGTCTAAATTTAGTAAGCTTCGTAAGAAGAACCCGGATGATATTTATGGCTCTATCGAAAACATTTACTAATAGTTTAATTAAAAAACTAAACAAAGCTTGTGAAACATTTAGACCTGTTTGCGATCAAGAGTGTGAGAATCTTGGTTGGTGTCAATCATGTTGGGTTGTTGTTAAATGTGGAAAGGAGGACGCCATGAAGCGTAAAGGTTGTGGGAAGTAATGTATAATATGTTTCAGTGGTAGGCGGTGGGGGCTGCCCGAAAGTTCGTAGCGCGAAGCACGAACACCCCCACGGTAAAAAGATAAGCATGGGTGCTCCCGGCTTATCCGTGAAGGCAGGGATGAGATCATGCTTGCCTGAGCGTTAGAAGTTGAACGAGCGTGGTCCGCGTTAACCAGTCTGGACACTGGCGGAGAGACTTCAGGGGGCTCCACGCGATTGCCCGGGGATGCTTCGGCGAACCGGTATAAAACCCCGATGAGTCGGGGTTTTTGTTTGCCCTGGTAGATGGATTGCTGTAAGCCGTTTTAAGCTTATGTTTTAGTTTAAATGGACTAAGATATCCTTATTCGAATACATCTTCAGCATCTTGAAAACGCTCTTGCTGTTTTAACCAATCATATGCAGCTGAGATATTCATACTTGCAGTATATGGTAGATCATATTGTTTTTGATAACTCCATATACCCATTCCAGTATCAGGATCTTTTTCTGCAATTCTGCTTTCAAGAGAGGGATAGCTTTTAACAACTATAATTGTTTGATGCCCTACAATATGTAGCAAAGAATAAATTCGATGATAAGTGATCGGTACGCCACCTTGCGTTTCTTCTTTATATAATCCCATAATTTTTCTCCTAAGCAGTACGTTTCCAAATATATGCGCCAAACCAAGGCGGCATAACTGAACTAGCCGTAGTTGTATTGTTAGATGGACCTCCTGATGTATTGTTAGATGGACCTCCTGATGTATTGTTAGATGGACCTCCTGATGTATTGTTAGATGGACCGTCTGTTTTTGCGGTTTTTTCAATGATGGCTGGTACAAGTTTTTTAGATCCACTTTGTGCTGCATTATTGTGATCATGGTTCCATTGTGACAAAGCGTTACCTGTATTAGTTTGATTGCGCAAATGCAAAACTTCATTGTCGCCTTGAGCGTTTTCTCCAGTACAAAAAAGCCCTCGCCAATAAGCGTAGTATGTTAACCCCCATACATGAGTATGGCTTTGTAGGCTATGAGTATGGCTTTGTAAACTATGAGTATGACTTTGCATGCTATGAGTATGGTTTTGCATACCATGAGTATGAGTGGGATCTCCTGTACTACCAGCACCATATGAGCTATTTTGTCCAACAATTACACGACCGCCTGCAATTTGCGACCATGTAGTACCTGGCCAAATAGTATTTGGATTTGCGCTAGAAACTGAAATATATATACCATTAACAGGAAATGGGCAATTATTAAGCATTGCCGTAGTCGAAGCAATTTGATTGTATCCACTTGTGATAGCAGAATAGCTTCCCGCACTTGACGTTTTATATAGAGTCCAATACTTACCTCTATCTGCTCTTGTTGACTCTGCTATTACATCAAATGAATAAAAAGTCCAAGCTGAATCAATTTTAACCCATAAATCAACATCAACACGATTCGTACCATTTTTATAAGCTAATACAAAATTTCCAGGTGTAATGCCATTAGCTGCATATTCCCATTTTAATCTTGCTGTATTATATTGAATATTGCCATCAGTCCTTATATGCGCAGTAAGAATCCCAAATTTATTATCCATATTTGATCCATATGGGACATGTACACTAAAAGTAATTGAATAGTCAGCATAAGCATTTGTTATTGCAATGTTTGCAAATTTATACCATGGGTTTGTAGCGGTGCTTCCACTTTGCCCAACCATTGAATATCTAGAATTAAAAGTTGAACTATCTAAATCTAAATTAGTGCCAGCAGAATAAGTAGAATTAGAATTAACTCTGACAATAGAAGAAGACGTGCAATAGTAAGAAGCGCTATCTGACGAGCTGAACACAAAACACGGTGTTGTTGGTAGTGTTGTTGGATCACTTGATGTAGACCAAGATGATTTTATAAATGTTGGATAAGATCTTTCAGTTTTATAATCAATCGATCCAGTTGTATTAATAGTTAAATTAGATGTGGCATTTGGGTCTATGCCACCAGCAACAGAAGTGATCTCAACTGTTTGAGTTGTTCCACTAATAGCCCCCGATGAATCGCCAAGATAAGTAAGCGTATAAGTACCGATTTCAAGGTCAAACATTCCTTGTGTGCTGCATTTAACTAGGCATTGCGTCACGCCATTTTGAGTAAAATAAATTGAATATGTTGTGCCATTCATTTGCTGATCAAGCAAATAAGATACAGTTGCAATTTTTTGACCAGTGGCATCATATGCTTCAGTGTTGTTATGCAAGTCAATATAGGCTGTGTAAACAACAACGTCATCACTTAGTATTAATAACTTTCTGCGATCACTTGTGACAAATGAAATATCACCAGCCATAGTCCCACCTGATAGAGGCAAGAACCCAGTAGGATTAGCAGCTGGTGTGCTAGGATTATAAATAACAACATATGCAGACCCGCTCCACCGGAGCTGCGTGTTGGTGGGGTATGTTGTGCTATCGTCCATAAGGATATAAATTTTGCCAGATTCAGGCGAGATTGCTGAGCCTTGCGCAGTGTCGGAAAGCCAACCAGCAGACAGCTCCGTTTGCCCTGATAGCGGGTACACTTCAATGACATCATCTACATAGCTTGGCAAGTATTGCGGATCAATAATATGGCTTGCGTTTAATGGCGCAAATGAGTTGCGAATTGAGGTGTCAGCATTTTGTCTAGCTGTTTGCTCATTTTCTATTGCTTCAAGCAATGCGGCAGATAGTTCGCTAATGTCCTCTGAGATAGCTGTGCTACCTGCTGTAGAAGAGAGGGCATTGTTAATAAGTCTGAAATTGTAATTCAGCTTACGAATGATGTCTGATTGCTCATCATTCATTCCTATGTCAAACAAGCCTTGCTTAGCCATATTATTTAACCTTGTTTAGTTTAGGGTTTTTACGTTTTGCGGCAGGCGAAGCATTACGAGAAGCAGCCGCGACAATGGCAGCTGCTTCTTTTTTACTATGCTTGCCTTTCTTCATGACGTTTTTTACTGCGTCTTTGAAAGACATATTATTCTCCGTTCTCTAGCTCCTCGATTCGCTGTTCAAGCCTTTGCACATAATGCACAAGAGGAGCGATAAGCGATGTGTAGTTCAGCGTCAAGAAGCCGTTGAATGCTTCATCGACAATCGAAGAATCATATGGATCAATATCTTCGACCTCTTGCGCATAGAAGCCCATATACGTTTTCCCATTTTGGATAAACAAGGCAGGCTTAAGGTCGCGAACAAAGTTAAGAGCTTCATCGCCAATATACTTAATATGCTCTTTTGCTCGCTTGTCCGAGGTCTGAGTCATTGATGTACAGGTTACTGTGCCAGAGATATCAGTGTTATAGCCGATCCGAAGCGCATTGAATGCAGCAGGACGACCAATGCCCATACCATGTCCACCACGGTAAATGTCGAGTGGATAGAAAGCTTCAGTAAGAATATCCTGGACTTCAACTTCATTAAGCGCGTCAACAATTTTAATCGTTACATCATATTTAGTATCGATGCTAAACGGTCCAGCGATCGTTGTTTCAGTAACACCGGTTGCATAATCGCCTGAAACAGTAGACTCAAATTCAGTAATTGTTTCAGTTGCTACTACAGTATTGCCGCTTTTCACAGTAATCACGATGCTACTTGGTGCTTCTGCTCCATGATAAGCGGTGACAGACCAATTGATGCGCGAAAGCATATAAGTACCCTCGTCGCTTAAATTACCACTGGAGTCGCAGCGAGCATTTAGAATTGAAGAAATGTTCGGTTTAGTATAAACCTCCCAGATTGCATACATGGTAGTGTTAACTGTATCGGCTGCGAACGATGCACCAGGCTGATAGTCAGTACCAGTTCCGTCAGCTTTTGTGTTCCATTTCACAAAAAGATGACCCGGTCGCGTTGGCTTAGTCGATGACATGGTAATAGCAGAGCCCTTAAGTGCTGTTTGAGAGGCAGGCGCACTGCTGCCACCATTGGCGTCATAGCTTACCGTATGATCCCAAATCGCGTACAGAGTTGCAGTGGTGTTTGCCGTATAAGCTGCGCCAGGGCTGTAGGCAGTACCAGAGTCGTTTGAATTAGTGTTCCAGCGCTTGAACGTAAATCCATCATATGTAGGTTGAACAGATGAAAGAGTAAGGTTAGTGCCATACCATTTAGTCTGGTTAGATGGAGCGTTGTTGCCACCGTTTGCGTTGTAGTAAATAATCGGGTTCCAAATTGCATACAAAGTAAGCGCCGTGTTACCAGAGTACACGCCACCATCTGCATAAGTTGTCCCAGTGTTGGATGTGTTAGTATTCCAATGCCAGAACTCATAACCTGTTCTAGTCGGCTTAGTGGTCGAAAGGGTAAGATTTGTCCCATATGTCTTCGTCTGGGCAGATGGAGCACCGCTGCCACCATTGGCGTCGAATGTGACAATCGGATTCCAAATTGCATACAAGAGCAATGCGGCATTGCCTGAATACGTTGCACCAGAATTGTAGCTTGTCCCGGTATTGCTGGTATTAGTGTTCCAATGCCAGAACGAGTATCCGGACCTGGTGGGCTTGGTCGAGGACAAAGTTAGGTTAGTCCCATGAACCTTGGTTTGCGCAGAGGGAGCACCGCTGCCTCCGTTTGCGTTGTAAGAAACGGAGTAAGTAACTTGCTGCCAAATAGCATACAAAGTTACGCCGCTGTTCCCAGAGTATGTTGAGCCAGGGTTGTAGTTTGTACCACTACCATTTGCGGCTGTATTCCATTTGACAAACGTGTAGCCAGATCGCGTAGGCTGCGTAGAGGAAAGCGTAAGGTTTTCTCCATACCATTTGGTTTGGTTACCAGGAGCACCGCTGCCACCATTCGCATTAAAGCTAACAGTGTAAGAAGGTTTTGCAGGAATTGTAATAGTGGTTGAAGCAGTAGACGAACCAGACTTTTTAGGATTGGACGCCCCGCTCCAGAACATACAATTGTTTACCGTGACAGCATTGCTAATAGTAATTGACTGAGCCGAATGCGTTTTGCTAAATGAGTAGGAAACGCTGTCAAAATCTTGGATACTATAGCTACTATAATTAGATCCACCGGAGCTAATATTATCTCCCCAAGATGTGCGATCATTTTTGCCGGTAACAGAAAGAACGTTTTTAATGCTACCAAACGTATCAACGCCATCAGTAGTATCAATTGATTGCACGCTATCTGTAGTTAGCTGTGCACCAGCTGTGATTGAAATAGAATAGCTTGTGTTGTCTGACGATGTGCTGTAATCAAATGCAGCAGCCCAACAACTGTTTGCTACTGAACCATATTGTCTAGCCATTTACAGGTTCTCCCATCCACTTGAGCGCCATGTTGCCATTAGCGCGACTGTACCATTTCCAATTACCAAACTGGATATCTTCAACGACAACAGACCGGGTAATGTACATAACGGAAAACCCGTTTTCGTTCATTGCAACATAAGCTGCTTCATTACCATTTTTATCTACAAAGGAGAGCCTATCATTTTTAAGCTCGACGTGCATCTCGTCGCTGCGTCCAATCAAAATACCTTCAGTATTGAACGATGCAACAGCAACACTGCCAGACTCAATGATGTCTACGCCATCTGATCCAACGCGAACTTTGTAGGCGCTGTCATCAGTTTTAACATATAAACCATTGTCAAGCAGATAAAGCTTGCTTGCTACATAGTTTTGAATTGACTCATCAATGACAAGCACGTAGTAGTCATCTACACTGTTCGGGTTGGGGTTCTGGACAATAGTGTAAACATAGGGATCCTCATTAGTCCCTTCACCACTGCGAGTGTAATAAGTTTTTGCAGGATTGTAACCCATGCCAAGTTGGGATTCATAGCTACCATGATCTGCAATCCAGTTGGTTGAATCAACAACTCGCTCAATGTCGGCAAGGTGCGTAACCGCGATATTTGAGCTTTGCGCTGCAATAGCCGCCGACGCAGCAGCAGTTCCAGCAGCATTGCTCGCCGTCTGTGCGGCAGCAACAGCGGCAGCAGCGTTCTCTACTGCTTGACGTGCAGCAGCTTCAGCTTCGACTACATTGCCATCACCGGGATCGCCTTTATCGCCTTTATCGCCTTTGTCGCCTTTATCACCCTTGTCGCCTTTATCACCCTTGGCACCATTGCCAACAGACGAGATGACAGGCACAATATATTCTTCGCCACGAAACATGCGCTGAGCGAAGTTAATCAAATCATTGAAAGCAGACATAGCCACCTTCTTTCTAAGCCGAGTAACTACTTCCTGGTAGTACTTTTATTTTTCCATGGCAAACAGCGTCTCTCGTGAAGCCGTCTGCTTTAATGGCAAAAACAGTGAATCCTGTTTCTTTAGGTTTATCAGAAAACGTCGGCATATTGACGGTAATTTGCATACGAATCAAATGATCTTCATCTTGATCTATTTGAGCTTGGATAGTTGAAGCAGAAGCAACATCAGGATCCTCGATTGCAATGGCTACATCTTGGTATCCTTCTTCAGAGAGATGAATTGGCTCAACGTTTCCGTCCTCAAGAGTGATGCGATAAGGGAGCCATGGAGCTGGGTCGATGATGCGCTCTTGACAAATGTCATCAGGTGAACCAGGTTGAGGCCATCCGACATGATCATGCAGCTTGCTATCATGGCTACGGTAGTAGAAACAGCCAAAAGCAACTTTAAGTGTTGCGCCGTTTCTAACGTCAAACACGCGCTGCGGAGGCGTTGGCGATATGTTGTTTGTTCTATAAGCCATAGTATCTCCTATTATAAACTAAGAAGATGCCAATGTGGCTAGTGAACATGTGCCACCAGCCACATTGGCTTCATTTGCTATAGCGATCCGATGACCGAGAGGACCTTGCTTTTCATATGCATCCTATCCTCTGGCTTAAGTTACGGAATTCTTCACCAAGCTGCGTTATCAAATCGCCTTGCTTAGGAACATCATACCCCTGTCGCATTGATTGCGGTTCAACAACTTCGTGTTGTTTGGCTGAGCCTTCCATAGCCTCAGTCACTTTACGATAGTAACTTGCCTCCCAGCAAGACTTTTCTGCATCAGCAAGGTCTTTGACCATATCAATCATCTTATCCATTCGGTTGACATCAATACGCTCTGGACCACGTTCTGCAAGTTCTTTCTTAGCTTGCTGAAGAAGCTCGTTCTTCATTTTGTAGATTTCTTCAACCATGAAGCATCACCGCTAAGCAGTAGCAGCAGCGGGTTTCAATGCGTCAATAATCTGTGCGGTCTGCGCAACCTGAGATGCTGCCAGGTTTGCCATAGCGAGCTGCTGACGCAATTGCTCATTCTCGCGACGAGCAGCCTCCAGATCCTGATCACAAAGCTTGCTAAGAATAGCTTGGGTGTTTGCGGTCTGGTTAGCAAGGATGTCGCGCACGCCTTCATTAACCGCCTGGCGGTCAGCGCATGCCTCAGAGGCAAGAGCTGCCTGAAGGTTTGCCGTAGCAAGACGGTTCTCACAGCAGCACTGGCTCAACTGTTGGCTTAAGCTGAACATCTGCTGCATGTCTGCCATTTGACGAGAAGCAGCGGCAGTTTCAGCATTTGCAAAAGCGGTTTGCATATTGCCGAAACCGGTGAAAAGGTTCTGCTGGTTTTCCATAATTGGATACACCTCATTAGCTCCGCCATTGCCCCAGCCGTTATTGCCCCAACCGAGGAATAGGAAGAGCAGGATGATCCACCAACCATTTCCGCCGAAGCCTCCCTCTCCGTCATTTGCTGCACGAACAAGCTCAACAGGATTAATATCGTTCATAACGGTTCCTTTCTATTTGTTTTGAACAGATACTATAGAAACCCTACGGCCGCTTGGGTTACTACCTACCATTTGAAGTTTTTAAATCGATTAAAATCGAGCCCATATTCGCTAAATGCTTGCTGCGGAGTTTTGCCTTGCATGCTGTCTGCAAACTGTTTGAACTGAGGATTGTTTTGATACATCTTGTCAAAAACTACATTTGCAGGTCCTTGTTGTTTAAGTTGTTGGAATTGATTGAGAAGCGAGTTGCCCATTGGTTTCGATTGATTGTTTTGGAATAGAATGTTTCCCATTGATAGCCTCCAAAATATTGTTCATCTTCTCATCAAAGTATTCACGTGTAACAAATTCATCGTTTTTGTTATTGGTCATAGGCTCTTCTTTGAAAGAATATTTCTTTAGAGAAGCAGCTCCACCACCATCAGTAGTTTTTACAATGAAGGCATTTTCCTCGCTGAGGAATAGTGGAGGACTAACAGAATTAGGAGGAAGCTGATACATTTGCGCTCCCTCTATGCTTTCAATTTTAATAAGGCCATTAACTGGTTGCGTGTTCGAATAAGTACTTGGATTATATAGGCCGGGATTATAGAACATTGGGTTATAAGTCATCCGTGATCCTTTCTAATATTCAAATATTTCCCCTGATTCCAACTCATAACAATAAGCTTCGTCTTCTGTTGTGCAACTTTGCGCAACGAAGATTGCAAAGGAGCATATGAGGACAACAACAGCAACCATAAAAAGATGTCGTTCGTACATATTCATTATGCAAGCCACATCCTTATGGCCTCTAGCCTACGCTCTTGTTTGTCACAACCAGAAGCAAATCCTTCAAGCGTTTCACCAAGCCAGCCATAGCCTTCTTGATGAACCTGGAAGTGAAGTTGGCGTTTATCATTTTTAGGACGTTTTAGAACTTCAGGTTGAACAATTTCTATGCGTCGAGATTGGTTCTTTGTGCCGATAATTTTACCAGGGACCACATCATAAGCATGCCAGCCAAGATCTTGCATGTGCAGTTTGATTCTAAACGCCCAGCCATCGGGGATTTCATCAATATAGATGCCCTCCATGCGCAAAGCTGCGCCAGTGGTACCAGCAATTTGACCATCGTGGACCATTGGAAGATCGCCTAAGTTTTGGCAATGAACGTGATATTTCAACCCAGCATTGTTAACAGCTTCGCCGGGGATCTGGGTAATCTCATTGCCGCAATACCGGTCCCAGTCATTTGCAGAGCCATAGAACTTATTCAAATCAAGGTTGCTACCCCACCCAGGTAAACGTCCTTCTGAGGTATATTGGTAAATCTTTTTAGAAGTCCAATCACCATCTTCCCAAACATCAGCAGGGTCTTCCTGGAACCCCTCATATGCATAACGAGACAGGTAAGACGCTTTCCATAATGGGTACTTTGTTAAAATGGAGCAATCAGTATTGTTGATATAGCTCGCCCCACTATAGAAAATAGGCGTACAATTCCACTCAGTTTCTACTTTGCGAAGAAACTCAAATGCCCACTGCACAGGCAAAGTAAGAGCGTAGTTCTCCCAATCTAAACATAAGATAGCTTTACCTTTATAATCGTTAACAATGCGAAGGAAAAACTCAGCCTCTTCAATAGAGCTGCCCCTGCAATAATCTTCTTGCGCATAGTGATAAAAAGCAAGCTTCTTGCCATTTGCAAGGGCCTGGTCTGCTTGTCTACGAAAATCTGGATTAACATAATCAGTGCCACCAGTTGCTTTGACAATAGCGAAATCAGACGGCACAACAGATAAGTTAATTCCAGACTGATAACTAGCGATGTCTATTCCATTCAACATATTAAATCAGCCTCATTTCAATAGCTTCAAGCCTACGCTCCTGACCATTTGATCCAGTTGCAAATCCAGGCATAGTCCAATTAAGCCATCCATAATCTTGCTGATGAACGCGATATTCAAATCGACCGTCGGTGTTATTTTCAACCACATCGATAAGAAGCATTTCCATTCTTAATGCTTCACCGGTTGTGCCGACAACAATAGGTTTACCGTGTTCAGCAATACCGTAATCGACCCATCCGATATTTTGAATGTGAGCTTTTACGGAAATCTTAACGCCAACCGGGGGCTCAATTTCAAAAGCTTCGAGCCTAAGTCCAAAGCTGGTTGTCCCAGCTGTTTGACCATCATGAGCCCATACACACCAACCCAGATCCTGCACATGAGCGCGATAGCGTAAGCCACGATCATTAACTGCATAGCCTAGAATTTGTTCGGGCTTGATGTCAGCAAGACCATTGTAGTGCAAAGCGCCATCCCAAGGATAATCGTAAAAGCGGCAGATATGGGATTCCCAGCCTGTTTGATCTCCTCGTTGGCCACCATAGCAACCACCAAACTCATTAGAGCTAAATTCACTCAAGTATCCATCAGGTTGACAAATTGCAACATGGTTTACTTCATTTAACAATAGGTCGCCTGGTTGCGTATAATGCACAGGAACCCATTCGAACAATCCTGAATTCGTAAATACATAGCGCATATTATGAGTAGTAATTGCGCCGTCAAGAGAACCTTCCCATCGAGTACCAATGAGGGCTTTCTGCCAAACGGTAATAGAGGACGACGCGCAATCATAGTCACCAACGTTAAGAAGTATTCCATTATGCTCAACTATCTCTGGACCGCCATAACGTTCTGCCCATGAATACCCGAAGCCAGGATGATCGCACATGAAACGATGAGTATCAGCTACTTTTTCACCGAGGTTCATATTAGTCCTCCTTTGTATGCGCTCCGTCATGCGTGGCATCAATGATGTGTGCGTTATCAAGAATCTCAAACAGGGGGTTCTCGCTAAGCTTTGGGTTTATACGCGTCGCAATTTCCATAAGCGAAGCAATTTCCATAAGGATTAAAGATGTACCAACAACCATCAAAGCGCATCCATTGGGAATATCAAACGGAAGGCTAATGCCAGCAAACAATAAAGCATCAATAACATCGGCAACTAGCAAGAATGCGAATTCACTGCACTTATGAGCAAGTCCTTCTCTTATCTTGCTAGACTGAAAATTCTTTTGTATTACAGCACCAAGCATGCCAAAAAGCAAATCAGCAACAATAAGAATCAATACAGCAATAAGCATTACTTGGACAATAGAACTTTCATGAATAGGCGCCCAAAAGGCGTAAAGATAAAAAGGTGCTTCCATAATGTTATCCTTTCTTTTGTTTTGTATAATTCTGTGTCATCCCACAAGCCTCCTTTCTATGGGATGATCGCTTGCTTAATATCGTTATAATTATGGAATGTTGGATGAATGTCGCCAAACTCTCTAAAGCTTTGAGAGTCATCAAAGCCCCAAACAAGACCTTGTTTAGCTGACATAACGTATAGCTTAGCTATAAAATGAGTCAACCTAAACCGGGCCTGCCCCGTTATCCGGATCTGGTACGATTGGAGACGCAGGTCAATTCTCATGTGTTCTACGTCATTATAAACAGTAGACGTGTGCGAGATTTCTTTCTTTGTCGAAACCTTGCGACCAAATTGATCTATGCCAGTAAGTTCGATTGTGATGTCTCCAATGAAATAGTCGAACCTAAATTCCAATTGGCTTAGATAGAACCAGCCTTGCTGTGGTTGCTGCGTTGAAAGCTCGCCAGTTTGCAGGGTGACTTGGAAGTTCGCATTGGTCGATATGGTGTCATTTTTGGTTAATGGCAATAGATAGATATGGTTTGCAGTAATGATGCCGATGCCTTCGCGATAGCCCTCGTAATCAACATGGATCATATTTAGAATAGCTTCATCGATATCAAGGCTTACGGTCCACCATGCTTTTTGATCAATATCGTAGCAGAATAAAATGTTATCTAATGTAGAGTCATCGCGACCAAACGCAAGATAGATAACACCATCACATTCTATAAGAGCAGAGTTGGAAAGCAAACTACGGTTTTTATCGATAAATGCTGGCTTAATAGGATCGCTAACATAGTTTGCTCTAATTTGAGAATTGTATTCCATTGTCATTGTTGTAAGAGCTAAACCATAGCGAGACACAGAATACAGGCCGTCCTCACAGACAAGAGCTCCATTGTAGCTTTTGCAACCAACAGATCCAGCAACCTGCTCTGCTTGCCAAGATTTCATGCTTTGCTCATTAGATAGTGAGACTGAGTTTTCTACAAGATTAAAACGCTGCTCCATGGAAGAATTTTTTGAATTGCAAAGCATTGTTATGATTGACGCTCCGCTTTGTGTTTTGTACTTTGTAACAACGCGAATATCCTGCCCTGTACCCGGTTCTATATCAACGAACCCACCACCAGTTCCGGGAGAAATGCTAAACAGATTACCAGGGTTGCCTCCGATATAAAGACGCTGAGGTTCTGAAGAGCTGCCCCAGAAGTACATTCGGCTATCAATACAAGCTACGCGACTTGCTTTTGCTCCTTCAGTATAGTTTTCAGTAGGAGCAATTAAATTAGCAACCGACCACATGGTTGTAGTATCAAGGTAGCCAAACCAGTTAAACGACCAAGCTCCGCCATTGCCGCTCGGTATATCATTGCGACCAGCAAATAATAATGACGAAGAATTACCTGTTGTGTAATAGAACTCAACTGCTTGAATAGCATATCCGGTGGAAGCTGTTCCATGGATTTGTAGATAACGACCGCCATGCCATTCGTCTACAGGATAGTTAGCATAAAACGTAAGCTGTGGAGAGTGGGCTGTTGGTCCGTATTTATTAATGTAAGCATAAGCTACAGCTACGCGATATGGATGAGTGTCATCCATGGTCGCAGAGATGCTTAGGCTGCCTTTGGCAGTAAGGTTGTTAGCAACAGTTAAAACAGACGGATCAGGGACTCTTCTTGCATTAGAAATAGTGTGACTGCTAACTGTGCCAGTCCATAGCTGGTTTTCTTGCGTTGTGCCAATTAGCTTATCGTCTGCATATGCAAGAGATCGCCAATGATGAGCAGGCGTTCCATCGGTATTATTTGTAAGCGTAACATTGGATAATGTATTTCCGTCTATGTTGCCATATTTAAGATCACCATTGTCTAAACCGATAAACAGTTCGCGACCAATAAGAATGCAAGCGTCGGTAAATGTTCGCCCTGTAGGAGCTGTAAACAAAGTGACCAAGTTGTTTCTTGTCTCAATTGTTTTATTGGATGATATGCTGGCATTGTTTTGGATGACAACATAATTCATTTGCAAGTCTGATTGTTCTTGGTAAACAGGCTTGCCTAATGTAAAGTCGCGAGGAGATAGCTCAAAATTACAACCACCAAACTCTTTGAACACTTGTGTTCTTGGTTCTGAGTTGGCGGCACGACCTCCGCCTTGTGCTCTTGGTTTAGAAGATGGCATTATTTTCTCCTATAAAACAGATATGTAACCAAGAGGACTCGTTTCATAAGTGTCCAAATTGGTATGTGCTGAGTCATTTTCACGTACTGCGCTGAGGAATTTAGATGCTTCATCTGTTAAAGACTGGGCAATCTCTGCGCAAGATGGATCAGCTAAAGCCCTGCGAGCAGCGGTTCTCACAACGAAATAATAAGGATCAGGCATCCATTTGAAAAGCTTTTCATTATACGCTTTAGGGCAATTATCCGAACAAGTTTCATCGCAGATATGCAATGGCTCAATATAGCTAATTACATCTGTTTCCAAAAACTTATTAAGCTCTCCAGGATGCCATCTGCGGTAAAAAGACAGCGTATCTCCCACTACAAATGCACGTTGAAGATTTTTGTCTACATTGAGGAATCCATGTTGATCATACATATCGGTTGCTGCATGGTTGCCAGATCGCGGAGAGTCATAAGGAATTTGCAAAACTTCACCATGACCATAGTGCAAGCGCACTGCGTCATTATAACCAGTGCATAATTTGTAAATGCCTTCAGGTATTTCAAACTCTTGAATTCCGTGAACAGGATTGCGAGCTAACCCTATTTCCCAGCGTTCACGTAAGAAATTCCAGTCTTGTTCTTTCTGGAATTCTTGCAGCATAAAGTTTGCCTCCATAACGATTTCTTTAAATTTATCGCTTTTAGAATGGTAGGCATCCTGTTTTGAAGCATCTACATCGAGGCGAACTTTGTACATTGCATATAAAACTTGCTGTACAAGTTCAGCAATTGTTAAACCTCGTGACATGGTTATTCCTCCATATCAGGTTCTTCTTCGTTAGGCTTGGTGTCCTCGGTTTGTTTTTTATCCTCTTCACCCTTGTCTGCTGTTTGAAGGAATTCTTCACAAAGATCCCGGATCTGGGTGATCACGTCGATAGCTTTATTTTCTGGCGCAGGCGCTATTGTGCGCCCATGTTGTCCAGGCTTGTCAGGACCACCAAGCCCCATGATAAGAGTCATTACATCATCGTCGAATGGAAGTTTTTCAGCCATTTGTTATCTCCTTAGTAGTTGAATCCGTTAATTAGCCTACTGAAGTAATCATTACCACGTAGCACATTGCGTCTATTGAGGATGCCTTGTTCAGCATTCTGCGGCATAATGTAATCCAATAGTCGCGCATTGTTCTGGGCAATTTTTTGTAATTCAGACTGTGTCGCATTTTGAGCATCGGTTATAGCGGTATTGCTACCAGGTGAACGGTAGATTGGGTTTTCTGTGATAGCACCATTACCATTCTGCATGCCGTCAATATTTCGCAGGTTGTTAGGTATCTGATAGCCGCTAGAGGGAACATTGATATTCTCCGGCGCTTCGTACAGATTCGGATTGATGTTGTTCAAATTTGCAGCCAAGTCACCCTTAAGGTTCCTTCTGTTAGTTAGGAGGTCGCTCTCAATATTACTTAGATTTGTGAGCATGTCACCACGGATGTTACCAAGGTTAGCAAACAAATCATTCTGAATATTACCAAGGTTAGAAGAAAGATCACCCTGAATATCTTGCAGAGCCTTCAACGCATTAATGGCTGCATCGCGCTTAGCTACTTGATTTTGATTATAGCTTTCATCATAAGCATTCTGTATTGCGTTGCGATTGTCTTGGAGATTTTGCCAATAGGTACTATTGTCCGCATCGTTGCGATTATTCAGCATGTACATAGTGTTGCCTACGGTGCTGCCATTCATTGCTTGGTTCATGGTACCAAACAACCCAAGAGCTGCATTTTGCAAATTACGCTGTGCCTCAAAGCGCTCAGCTTCAGACTTACGAGAAGCCTGCTTAAACTGAGTATCACGTAGAGCGGCGTTTTGCTTGTTGGCAAAGTCATAGTTTTGAATTTGCCTAGTGAGTTGATCTCTTGCAGCGCGTGCATTGTATTCAGCATTTTCAGTTGTCTGCCTAGCATTGTTAGCAGATATCTTCTTTTGAAGATCAGAGTTCCAATCTGCCAACGTGTTCGCAGATGCTTTATTGTAACCAGCGACACCAGTTAAGGTGTTGTCATTATATTTGGCAATGTCTTTTTGACGACCGGCAGCAGTTCGCTCTCGGTCTGTAATTTCACCTTTGTCGTAATCTGTTGCCATTACGTCTCCTTTAAGTAGAACGGGGACGGGCGAACTCAATCACCCGCCCCCGTGGTTTGATTTCCCGTAAGGCTAGACTACGGAGTAGTGGTGCCGCCTTCGGTTTCGCCGCTGCCTTCAGAGCCACTAGTGTTGTCAGAGCCACCAGTGTTATCAGAGCCAGAGCCAGATTCTTCGGACTCAGTAGCAGCAGAATTGGGCCAGATGGAGCCTTCAGCCGGAGCGACCGTGTACGACTCAGGGAACGTAACCGAAGAGGTCACGTTGCCGCCAACGACGTTGACATTGACAGCGGGCGTGCCAACGTTTTCCTCAGCGTCAACAATGAGCAGAATGCCATGCGAGTACTGCGGAATAACCCAGGCGTCATGCTTAACATCGAACACAAGCTCGGTAAACTTACCACGAGTTTTACCGCGATCCGTCTCCATGTAGCCGTATTCCTCACCAAGCTGAGCAGCCGGACGATAAACAGCCATACCAATAACCTGACGGCGCACCGGTTTGTTATTGGGTAGACCAGTAAACACCGGGCCCGACGGAGAGGCGATGCCCTGACCGGGGAAGCCCATCCACGGGAAGGAGTCAACGGCTTTGTCAGCCTTCGGCGAGGAATTCGATCCGCCATATGGAACAGCCCAGTCAACATTAGATTCATCAACTGTAGAAGCCGTGCCGTAGTACGGAGCGCCAGACGGCATAGACAGCGGGTAGTTCGTAATCTCGTTTACAAACACCTTATTGGTGCTGTCAAAGTAGGTGCCGATATAGTTCGTTGCGCGAACGCGGCCAGCAGCAGCGAGCTCAGTCTGAAGCTTCAACACTCCATCATCAGCCTTAATGGAGTTGATGACCATGTCGTAAGCAGCCGTACCATTGGCGCTATGTACAACATTGTTATTGGCATCCAGATAAACCTGCGGATAGTACTGGCTCGGAATCGAGAAGTCAAAATCCCAACCATAGAAACGTTCGAAACGACCTTCAACAAGAGCATCATAAGCTTTGTCGGTATGCGGGACCGACCCCGGAACGCCAATCAAATTGGACAACAGCTCATCCTTGTAAGCCTTGTCAAGCAAGATAACGCGGTTATCTTCAGGAATGAACAGATTAGTCCAAGCAACGTCAATAGCGTTAAGCATCGGACGAACGTTCAAGCTATCCCACTCAATCGCCTTAATCGGTGCGAACTCAGGCGGATAAGACAGACCCTCATACGGACCAGGCGAAGCGACCCAGGTGCCTTCACCATCAAACATTGCACCCTGTTCAGCATACGTCTGCACGAAGCGACCAGAGATGTGACCGTTTGCAATGGCGAAGAAGTTGTATTTGTCGATATGCGGACCAAGGATCTCAGCGTCCCAAATCGACTTAGCCTTGTTAATCGTTTCGGCGGTAGACAGATAACTCTCGCCACCAGTGTAAGCGTTGGACTGCTTAGCGTCACCCCACTCACCAATGCTACCAGAGTACTGCTTTTCATCAAACACGCGCCACGCGATCGACTTATGCTGACCGCTGGTAAACACGCGACGAGTGAAGCGAACCGTCTGGAACGGACCATATGCCGAAGCACCCCAGCCATCACGACCGGCAACCTCAGAAGAGCCGGGACCGGTCAAGCCATTAAGGCGACGGTCGTCATAGTCAAAGATACGGTCGGACACGAGGATGTCATCATATGCATAAGCTTCCTCGTTATTGGCAATGTTTACACCCTTGCCAGTGAAGATGCCGATGGAATAACGAGCAGGCAAAAGACGGTTGTCCGTCAACGCAGCCTTATTCCAAATCTGCGGCGAAATCGGTTGTGCCATTTATGGCCTCCTTTACATTCTTATTACCTTATCGCCGAGTCGGCGATATTTTAACATAAACCTATATTGTCAACATGTCATCAAATGATTCTACTTGCTGACCTGGTGCTTCCTCTTCAGGAAGAGCGGGGAGACTCGGCGAAGCTTCCCCGCTTTCCATCTGAGTAGGAGCGCCTTCAGGCATGGCCTCCAAAGGATTGGGAGCTGGCATTCCTTGCGGAGCCTGAGCCAGTTGTTCCTGAGATTCAGGCGGTAGTGCGGCTTGTGTTGCCGACAATTGATTTTGTAGGTCACCAATTTGCATTTGCTGTCCGTCTATTTGACTCTGCATACCAGCCATCATATTCTTTGCGATTTGGCTAGACAATGAATCAGAAATAGTGGAGGCAAGATCTGTGTCAGACAATTCAATCATGCGCATAGTGACAGGAAGGAGCACGTCATTCTCAATAACTCCTCTATTTTCTTCCGACCAACCATTAAGGTTTTGGATAATGGGTTGCATCATAACAGTTAATTTCTCAAGTTCTTGATCTTCTTTACGCTGAACAAGTGATCCAGCACGAACCCTGAATTCAAGCATGTCAGCTGACAGCTCTGAGAAATCAATTGAAATCTTGTCACCATCAATGCAGCCTTCTTCTCCAATATCAAATAAGCGACGACGTGTTTCCTCATCAACTGTAAGCTGATGTTCACCATGCATGGCATTAATGTACATGCGAAGAGCTTGCACAGCCCATTGAGAAAAGAAATCTTCAACACGTTTTTGGTATTGATTAATAGTAATGTTTTTATTTTCTTGTTGTTGCTGAACGCCTGGCGCTGTCTTGGAATAGTTTGATGCATGCATATCAGATGCAATCTGGCCATCCATAACATTGAGATTACGCAGCATAGACGCGGCAATTGATTCGCGAGTCGTTGCCCAACCAGACAACACGGCATTATCTATTTTGACTGGTTCAACCTTATTGTTAGGGTTGTTACCAAGGTTCCAAATCTTACGCGGCTCAAACTTGTAGCTAGATGGGTTAGTTTCCCATCCGCTAACCATGATAGGCGGCTCCATTGCAAGCAAAAGATTTTTGTATGCAGAAGTTTGGAATAAATCGTTAAACTGTTGATCTGCAAGCAAGAACTCTACTTGGCTAATGCCTAATGGAAAATCCGGATCTGGTTCGAGCACGAGGAAGTTCCAAGGAATACCTTTGCGCGGATCATAGTTTGGTACCCGGCGGAACTCTGCCTTTAGTTCTGGAACAAAGGTAACAAACTCATCAGCGCCACGTCGGTACTCAGTGATTAATGTAACAGAGGCAATCGAAGTTGATCCCTTGAGCGCATCGCCAAGTTTTTCTGATTCGGCAAAACGAGCTGAGAAAATGTTCTCATCGAGAATGTAGTGGATAGTTTCTTCATTATAAGTGCTATCCCTCACAGTTCCAGATTCGCTATCGATCAAGTTTTCCACGTCGTCACGTGTCATATATTGTCTAAAGTAAACAACTTCTGGTCTACGGATATCTTTGCAATCAGGGTTAATAAAGACATCAGACCATTGCTCAAGGTTGTAACTAATGCGAACATCATCATCGTAATCTTTTTCAAACCCTGTTCGTACAGGAGCAAAGGCATAGATCCAAGACATTTTGAATGTGTTGGTCAGGTTCGACATCATATCAATGCCTTCAAATTCTGACGCGATTACTTTGTTTTCAAAGATGTAATTGGTAAATATGTGCTCTTTGCTTTCTTTGTCATACTGAGTTTCCAGCTCGCCATCAGGAACTCGCTGAATGGTGTCAGCAAGTGTTTTGCGCAAGATATACTGCGTAGAACCTTCGCTAAAGTATTTGCGCTGTTTACTACGCTTTCCGCCAAAGAACTCATGGATTGATTTGTTTTTAGCCACCAAACCATAAAGCTCATGATTACTTGTGCGTAATCTCATTTGCCCTTGGGCGATTTGGAAGCGCTTCATTGTTTTACAAACATCGACAGACTTGAGGGATTCTTTATCGATGTTCCATCGTTTTTCATTACCCATTAGATATCCTGTCTCTTGTAAGCTTCACGGCTACCCTTTGTGCTAAAGCCTGGACGTAAGTAAGATCCTACCTTAGTGCTTTGCGGCTGTTTACTATACATGCTCGCAGCCTTATCGGCGGTTACGCTACGAGGATATGGATTAGTTTTTGTGCTCGTTACATGAGTGTCATTAATGCGAGTGTTTTGCGCCTTGAAAGTATAGATCTTTGGATTATAGTTGCTACTACTGCTATATCCGCTACTGCCATAACCTCTCCCGTATGAGCGCCTAGGATACATGGTAGAACCACTCCAAGCAGCATTGGAAATATTGCCTTTATTGTTATTCCATTCATTCTCATAATCTTTCCCAATGCTTCTAATATCATCAGAAAGCTCAGTTTTCTTGGGGACATAGGCACGCCATCCGATAGTTGGTTCATCAGGATTTGAATAAACGCCACGGTTTTGCATGCCAAATAATACGTCGCCAAGCTTTTCGCCAGTATCGCGGCCATAGGGGATCACTGCATCTTCAAGCTTCGTCCCATCTGAGAGGGTAAGGTTTCGCAATGCTTCAGCATCAGAACCAGACATGCCTTCATGCCACCAATAAGGAGTTGTCTCAGCATTGTAACCACGGTTAGTGATGTTATCAGAGTAATCAACTTCCGTCCAAGGCAACAAGCTTGTTGGATGATTGCCTTTTGGTTTATAAATTGCTTCAACATTAGGATCAAACTGGTCAATCCATGCGCCCATGGGAACAGGCTTACCGCTATCTTTGTAAACATATGTCACATCGTAATCCGTTAGAAGCTGTTCATATTCGCTGCCCCATTCAGGAATGTCGTCATTTTTTAGCCAGTCGTAAATAAGTGTATTAATGTTGTCACGACGGGCATAATAAATGCCCTTAGCTACTTGGTAATCATTTTTATCAGCGAGCTCCCCAGATGCATTGCGAGCAATCCACTCATTATCTAACTGCCGCAATTCATCATATAAGTATTCTAGGGTTGCTTTGCGGGCAGGGCCAGGAATAATGAATCCATAATTCTTAACAGCCTCAGAAGCGTTAAGCCCAGACTCGGAAAACTGATTGACATAATTTAAGACTTTATTTGCCATTTCTGCATCGTATTGCTCACGCGACATTCCTTCAGGCATATTGTCGTAATCCATTGTAAATTCACCAGCCCATACATAAGCCAGCGGATCGCCCATAGTTCGCACAGGCATTTCCCACCAAAAGAATCCAGTCTTTTGATTGTCGCCAAACACACCATAGCGTGCATTATTTGCAAGAGCATAAAGCCAGTTACCGGTTGAATACTTACGGTCAAGCATTTCGAAATAGGAATCAACGCTTTCAGTTACTCCGTGTTCCTTATACCATTTATCTAATTCTTCGTCAGATGAATGTTTAAACACTTTACGCGGATCTGCTGTGCGTGCGTCGATACCTCGAATCAAAGCGCTGCGACTGATCGAATCGAACAATGGGGCACCAGGAGTTATTTTGTTACCAGCGCGAAGCAGGTTGGAATACAGCTCAGCTAGTGCGAATGAGGTGAAATTAGCCGGTCCAGTATAGCTGGGATCCTTCGACATCTGCTCGAACTCCATGATATCGTAGCGCCAATTGGCGACGATATCCGCGAAGTCGAGCACTACGTTACCATCAACCTGGTCATGAAGGCTATCCATCATAAGCTGACCTGCGAGCTGCCAGTCGCCGGTCTTATGCCCTGCTGCAATATAATAAGCAAACGGCATTCCCAACAAGGTGAGATCGTTGAGCCACCAAGCCCATTGGATCTCCTTGCCGCCGATTTTCCACATGCTGATATTGAACAAATTCTCATCATCATCAGGTGGTTCAAATCCGAGCGCGAGGAACACAAGACCAAGCATACCACCCACGAGGAGGTTATGCCCAAGCGTCATCGCATCGAACACGAGATTCATGCGGAGGCCAGCCTGGAAACCAGGGTCATTGAAGTCAATACCGGAATCACTGAGGTTGCCACCGATAGTAAGGTCTACATTGCCGATAGCGTTGTCAGTACCACGTCCTTCAGTTTTCTTCACACCGAGATATGTCAGCGTGCGGCTAAATGGCATAAGGTTGTAAAGATAATTCAAACCGTAAATCGGAAATGTATCAACGAACATGGTAATCATCATGTTAGTCACGCCATGGTCACGAAGGAACCGATCGGTGTAGTAGCTGACCGGGTTAACCTGCGCGATACTGTTGGCACGCATCATATTGTAAGCGCTGATGCCCGCATCGGTACCAAGCATCTCCGTGAAGAAACCGGCGATATCGGTATGTGCTGCCATGATATCCTCGATTTCGTTACCGGTGAGCGAAATGCCACCGCTTTGATCGACAACACCATTTGCGGCAAGCTTATCCTGCGCATGGCCAAGCGATGCATTGGAAAGCAGCAAGGCATTGAACCAGTTAATCGTATCGGACTTCTTAAATACAAGGTCACCAACCATAAGCTTTTGTGACCAATTCTGCAATTTCTTACGCTTCTCATCAATCTGACGTGCAAGCCCGTCTGACTGCGAAGAGTCCTGTAGATACCTATCTTGTAAAAAGCTTGTTACATTCTCATGTGTACAAGGCTTGCCTTCCTGTGCAAACAAACGAGCTGCACCAGGGCCACCAATCTCAAATAACATTTTAGCTGCATCAAGAGCTTTGACGGCTTCTTCAGATTTTATGCGCTCATAAGCCTGATCAGATACCGTATATTTTTTTTGACCATCATTTTCAATGGCGGTAAGAATATCAATCCCGAATTTTGTGCGCAAATTGCCAACAGCTTTTTCATTAAGTGATGCAATCGCGAGAACTGGGCGAGAAAGAATCGAATTTATCCTTGCTAGCGACGTGATAAGATTTGCCCCTGCTTGTATATAAGAACGATGCTTCACGCCGTCAATCACAACTTCTTCTGTAAGCTGGTCAGTTTCCTCAATGTGGAACTTGACGCCCTTCTGTCTCATTGCCTGACGCTTATAGTATTCGATGCGCTCGCGCTTCTTCTCGGCTACCTTATCAGAATCATAGTTGCCATTAGCAGCAGTTACGTACTCTGCAAGCTGATCCTCATATTCAGACAGCTTATAATGCAAAGAAGTATCGACGCCGTAACGACGAGAGAAATCCTCAGCCGAGATACCGTCGAGTCGTGAGATTGCTTGCTGCATTCGCTCAATGGCAACACGCTGAGCTATTTCGTTCTTGCCACCATCTTCGCTGTTATCACGGTAGAGATTCGCCTTCATGGTCGGATAGGTCCGACCGTTCCATTCATCCTGGCACATCTGCACGAGATCAGCGGGAGACATGCGAAGATTGCTTTCCGGACCTGTGATGGCCTGCGCTAGTACTTTAGGCATAACACCGGAGGGATAAATATCAGTACCACGCAATTGCCAACGCTTAAAAGGCATAGCCATGGGGTGACCATGCTCGATGCAGGAACGAAGGACGAAATTGCAGATCGTGACGAATTCGCGTTCATTGAGGGACCACTCATCCTTGCCTTCGTTAAACATGTTGCCATTGCTGTCAACGCCCATCGAGGCATACATGCGGACAAGGCGAAACACATTGCGCTGACCTTCAATACCATGCAAGCCAAAATACTCCATTACGTTTGACATAGCATCCTCAACCGGCGCGCTCCAACGAACAGTCTCTCGACCAGTAGTTTTATCCTTTGCAATTCGTTCAGTCGTAATATGGAAGAAACCAAGTTTCATGTCCCTCGCAAGGTTATCGATCATCCTATCTTGACGACGGGTATCTTTTTGCTCCGTACCAGCTCCTGTGGCTTCGCGGCCTTCTTCATACTCATCAAGAGTGCGATAATTACTTTTCATCAAAGGTTCAGCTTCATTGCCAAATGCTTCTTCTTGAAGGAGCTGAACCGGAAATGGAACAGAGCCATTGGCCATAGGATGCTGCTCAACCCATTGATTATAATTATTTTCTATGCGTTCATTATTAGCCTGTGCGTCTTTCTCAGCCTTACGTGCTTCGCGATAAAAAATAGCATCAGCACGTTGGCGGGTGGTCGGCTGCTCAACAACCGATACTTGTTGAGGTTGTTGAAAAACAGAACGTTGTGTAACAGTTTTGCCTTTTGTGGGCTGTTGTGGCATTTGCGGTGTGGCGGGTGTCTTGTAATTAGGGACCTGCGTTCCATTGGGGATATTAGGAGCCACTGGTTTACCAGGGGTGCGTTGGCCAGCACGACCGATTACCGCACCACGGTTTCCCTTATTCTGACCTTCGTGGAATTTAGCAACAGCTAAACGCATGGATTCAGTAGGGCCACCGTTGAAAAGCGTCATATTGTTAGAATCCAATATTTCGCCAGTCTCGCCATCGTAAAGCTGTCCACCTGGAGCATGGCGAACAGAAGTTTGCTTATTTTGGTTTTGCTCTTGCTGGTCTGGCTGCTTGGCTTCACCTTGTTGTTGTTTAGCTCCGCCCATAGAAGCAGCTTCATGCGCTTGCGCAATAGCTTGCTGTCTAGATTGGGGTTGAGTGATAGCTTGTAAGGCGTCGTGTGCCTGAGTAGATAAATTAGCAGGCATATTGCGATGCTCACGCTGAGCCTTTTGAGCATCGGCTGCAATCTTACGATCATTTGCCTGACGTTTGGCAACGTTTTCAGCAGCAATACGCTCACGCTCGGCGGCAGCGGCTGCGGCAGCGGCTGCTTGCGCATCATAAACAGGCTGAGAATACCCAGCACTATAACTACCACCAGCGTCTCCGGTATCTACACTACCACCAGTGGGGACGTTTGGGTTAGGTCCACTAAAGTCTATACCTAGAGCGCCGCCACTGGTAATACTGCCAACACCGCCTGTACCTGTTTGAGTAGAACCACCCGCATTAATGTTAGAAGAGTTGGAACTGGTAGCCATACATTACTCACCTGCTTCAGCAAGTTCTGATCTTACTTCCATAAGTATTTTACCAAGATTATTCTGTCCAGAACCATTGGAAACACCCCAATATGTATCTCCCCAAGTATTTCCCTCGATTAATTCAACATCTCCTGTTGCAAGAAGCCTTGCTTCAAGATCTGGATCTTGAGAAAACTTAGCTATGAGTATGTTTCTCATGACATTGTTACGATCTCGATCCCATGCCCTTGTATCTAAATCAATTTGTTTTCCAAGCTTCTTTGCTTCATATCCAGAAAGCGACGCAAACTCTTCCATCTCATCAGAACCATATCCACCGTGTTTTCTATAAGCTAGTTTAGCTCCCTGGAAAGCTGCTTCTGCACTAGTGAATTCAGTATTATTAAATACAAATGGTGTTTGAGATTCATACATATTGCTAAGGAAATCATATTTACCACGGAAAGATGTAATTGGCTCAGATTGTTCTTTTACTGTGTGCATAATCTCATCGGGAACAGCTTGCATCATATTTGCACTCATTGTAACCGATGACATACCAGAGCGTCCAAATGACATCATTTGAGACAAGTCAAACCCATTCATGTTATTCGAAACGTTGAGGCTGTCGATACTTCTGTTGAATGCGTTGAAGTTCACCTTCTTGAATCCAGAGAACTCATCACCGAAGAACCCGAAGGAAAGGTAGACGTTCTCAGGAACCATGTATTCCTTGCCATCGGGACCGTAATGCGGCACGAGCATCTGGAGCACGCCGTAATCCTCGGAGGTATTATTGGTAACCGGTTTAAACAATGTAGCACTAGAGTCACCATCGACGCTTTCAGGGCAAAGAGTCGGTTGCATCATATGCATAAATTTCATTAACGCATTTTGGAAATTCGGGCTAGTATCCATGAAGCATTCGAACTCTGTAGCCATAGGCCACATGACACCGTTGTTCGTCTTCGTTGCAAGCAGGATTGTCGGATTAACGGTTCCAAACTCTATGCATTTGTCAACCCAAAAACGAACAAGGGAATCAATTTCAGGATCAACATGAAATTGCTTGATGCTATCTCGAACAACAATCCAGTCGGTGATGTTCATATCTCCTGCAAGCAATGCATCTTTGACAGACCTGCCATCGGGCAACTTCGGATCATCGGGGAACGAACCGGAAAGCTCCGCAAAATTGTACGAATAGTTCTTGTCAACCCTAGGAATCATCATGAGCGAGATCATGGTATGGATGCGCTTGTTCGATGCAAACAAACGGGAAGCTACGGACTTGGTCGAGTAAAATCCATCAACAGCCAAACCGTTTTCAAGGCTACGGCTGCGAGCGTAGTCACTGCTTGCAATCATTTTGTTCGATGCGCCAATGCCTTCAAACGCCTTGATATACTGACCTTCGAGACCACCACTGTAACGCCAGCTCAAATTGAACGAGTGGGAATCAGGATCGAATTCGATCTTGTCAACCTGGAACGTTGTTGGAACGGAACCACTCTCTTCAAGATGGAATGGCCAAATAGGAGCCAAGGCTACCATATTGCCATCAATAATTATTTTCACAAAGCCAACAATGCTGTCATAGCGGACGTCGCTAGTCAGCATACCGTCGGCATCAGAGGAACCAAATGCAGTCTGGTATTCTTGTAATCTAATGCGGAATCGCTCAGCTTCGCGATCAAAATTTTCATTTCCTGGAATTACTCCAATATCTACAGTTGCTTTGTCAAAACCATTAACCACCATATCCTTGGCATCAAAATCAGCATTTATGATATAACGCTGGATCTCTTCATTGGTACAAAAATCCATTTGGAAATCTGAGTCAGGATACGCTCTGAGAACATTTGGGAACAGGCGGTAAACATCAAAGACCTGATCATCCCCACGGAAATTTACACGAACACGATCTGCCAACTCTCGCGTCATGTGATAAGTTGCATCACCCTCCTTGAACTCATAAGTAGTATCCTCCACGTTTGTGATCACATTATCTGGATTAAACGGGAATTGAGCAGGCGCAGGCATGATCGGTTCAGACATCGAACCGTTGAGCATCATGTCAAAAAATGGCAAGATCCATAAATCACCAGTAAAAATAACATCATCAAGGTATTCTGTGGGAACATCATTAATATTACGGAACGCTGCGGTCATGCCATAATCGCGGCAGCGGTCAATGCTATTCTGGCTCTGAGGATCAGATTTCGGCAAATCAAACAAGATAAGACTTTGCGGACCAGGAACTACAATAGTTTCAGAATCACTAATAGAACCCATGTAATCATAGGAACCATTTACATAATCAGGATTAGCTAGGCTCTTGATTGCTTGCTGAGTACTACTATCAAGCCTACCAAGCATATGGCGCGAATGAGCTTCAATTCTGTCACGAGAGGGTGGAATATATTTGCCGCCCTTTTCCTTGTCAGCTATTTGGAAAATCTTGTACATAAGCGCATAATTGCGCTCAGTAGACGACGAACGCTGTCGAAGAGCTCGATCAATACGGAACCGATTGCCAATACTAGAATGCAGCGAAACATTGTTCAAACAGCGATGAGCAACTTCCGCTTCAGTTGTTGTCATCGGATCTGCGGTGGTGCCGACGGTGTCTACTATCTGTTGCAATTCGCCAACAATAATCGCTTCGTTCTCACTGATGATAGCTTCATCGCTTAGGCGATTACGGCATGCAGCGGCCAGCTGCTCAAGGGTACGCACGGCAAGAGAGCCATCCTCGTTTTCAGCAAGCATGAGGTCTGCACGGTTCCAATAATCTGATTTGACGAATTGGACACCATCGGTGTATCCCAAGCGAGCATCTGCGTCAATAAGTGCTTGCGCCAAAATTGCCACAGCCTCATCCTTGCTCTCGCATTTAGCGATACGATCAAGTAGCTCTTGTCCATCTTCGATCGACCAAGTTTCATCTTGTTTTTTACCAAAGCGTTCAAACATGGAGCGAGTTCCCATCTTTATAAATTTGATAATAGAGTTCGTTCCGTCGTCGCCGAATTTCTTCGACTTGGCATTGAAAGTCTCAGCGCCTTTCTCGCGTTTGATTTCAAGGAATTTACAGATGGAACCAATTTGCTTTCTTGGGTTGTGTTCAAGGGTTTCATCAAATGAGCTACGGAACAAATTCCAATTTTCTGGAACTTCGACAACAATCGAACCGTCTTCACTTGCGTCGATTTCTTCTTGAACTGCACGCTTAGTAAATTCCTCAAAAGCAAGGATTTCGCTTCGTGGGGTACTACGATCAAAAGTCATGAATCGATCAGGTCGATTTTTAAGATATTCTTTGAGCACCAAATTCTTTTTGGTTTCAGCCCCCTCGATGCCGATCATGGTAGCTGTACGAGCGCCACTCAATTGCTGACGCGCGTCGTAGTAAGATACAACAGAGCTTTCATCTAAACTCATGTTATACACGGCTGGAACATCGGAAAGAGGAAGCTTTACATTTGCTTGCTGCACAACACCAATCGCATCAAGGATCTCGCGCATTACCTCTGCATAAAGGTTGCCACCTGCTGTGAAGTATTCGGACAGGTCAGAATCAGCATCGAATGATCCACTTGCCATAAGCTTCTCGATGGTGTCAACGCGGATACCGAGAACGCGCTGAGCATCGCGCATTATCTCCATAGGAGTTTTGTTCTCTATGGATTCACGTGCAATAAAGTTGCACAAGTTGTTCAAGTTGTCATGAATGTCCTCAGCAAGATTGCGTCCGACATTATTGTTAGCAGGCGTACAAAGTGCCGCAATAGCGAGGAAACGAGGACGATCGTTCAACAGCGAGAACACGCGGGTTGTCGGAGTGTCTCCGGCATCTTCGCTGTTCATTGCAGACATACGAGCGGTTCCATTTACGTCGGAATTAACGCCAGCCATAAACCGTCGGCAAGCTAAACTAATGCGAGGATTCACTTCAAGGTAACGAACAACATCATCAATCGATGTACCACCGCAAAGTGTTTCTCTCGAAATAATTGCAGGCATTCCAAACTCATCATATACACGCACGCTAATATCAGGATTGCCGAGAATGCGAACAATGTCAATAACGTTAAGCTGGTCAAATCCGATCATATTCACTACAGCATTATCGGTCTGCTGAAGATGAGTGTAATATCCACCGCTTCTTTGCAACGACACAGCTCCGAAATACCCATTAACAACAGCTTGCTGCTTGATCTTCTCAGAGTCATCGTAAGTCTTGTCATAAATAGACGCGATAGCATCAGCTGCGAGAATGGTGTCCACATGCACCATGTAACCAGGGTCATCTGAGAATCTGCGAAGCATAGCCTCAAATGCAGGCTTGTTTTCCTTAGCTTTCTTGATTACTCTGGCGCTTTCCTTCTCGATGTTCTCCTGAGATTTGTCACGATACGAATTGATGCGATTGATCGATTCCTTCATGGTATCGATATCGAAGCGAATGCCGCTATCCATGTCAAAACGCGGACCGGCATATAGACGGTTGGGATGATGGGCAAGCTGCCCCATGATCTCGTCAATAGTGACATCAGCATACTGCTGGCGCACACGGGTCACATCTGCGAGCACGGCGATTTTTGTCTCATAAGGTTCCGAGCTTTTAAGGAAGGTAACGAGTGTATGGTACTTCTGCGCTTGCTCGCTTTTCCAGAAACTCGCAGCGCGGGAAGACCAACCCTCTATTCCCTTATCACGAACCAACGCGAGAAACGTTCGATTGCCTTCCATCATTTCCTTGGCAATGGTGTCCCACACCATAGAAGAGGACGCAAGTGACTCTATTTCTAATTCAAATGCAGCATCAAGCGTTTCAAGGCGATTAATCTCCTCCATATCAACCGTATCAGGATTTTTAGATATTTCATCTATCTCAGCAAGAATCTTGCTAGATTTATTAAGACGATACTCGATGGTCATGGAAAGCAAGTGTGACCTAAATTCGCTAAGGTTCTTAGCTCCTATAAGCTTCTTGCCCCACTTGCTATTAGCAAACGTGGTCAGCGAATCCATGCCAAAGTAATCGAACATGGTTGGGGACATGAGATGCATGAACTCCAGCATGTTCGATACGTAATCGTTGTAATCATTACGAGCTAAGGCATCCTGAATATTAGAAAGCGTCAGCTGATTCTCTTTCGTAGCTTCAAGCCAAGCCTTGTTGTAATCGCCGAGCTGTTTAGTTCGACGGTCAGCCACGAGCAGAAGAACGTCCATAGGAGTGAACTCATCACGTGCAATACGAGACTTAATGGCATCCTTCTTCGGGATCTCGCGGTTCTGGCCTTCGCTCTTGAACGAGATACGGTTATTGGTTGAGAAGTTCTCAAGCGACATGTTGCGATAGGAATATACGATTCCAACAGCAGTTTGCTCTTTCTTACCACCTTGACGACCATAGGAAAGAATGGTGCCAGGGAACATTCGCTCAACAGTCTTGTCACCGAATACCTCGACCAACGCCTTGTCGAGTCCTTCGAGCGTGCGCTCATCGATACCCTTAAACTTCACCTCACCGCGAACCGGGATCATACCCTGACGAAAGCTTATTTGGGAAATGCTTAGCATCCGCATGTTACGATTGTAAGAATCAATAAATGCCTTGATCCATATGCGGAATTGCTGATCAACAGGGTTAGCCGAATCATCCATGACATAATAGGGAATCGGGCATTCCTTGGATACCATCGTCCTAACTTGAGTAGAAACCGCAAGCTGACGAGAACCCATATGCATACGTCCGGCAATTTGCTTCGATGTACCAGCAGCACATGTGAACTGCCATAAATCGTTAATAGACACTCCCTCATCAGCATCAGTGAAATGAGCGTCTTGGGCGATACCGGAAGCATCAGTGCGCATAGGCTTGATACCATAAACATCACTGCCAACTGTAATTAAATCAGTACGGTTGATAGCTTTTGCAAAGTCTGCAAGCAGACGAAATGGCACATTCTTTTTACCATGAACGTCGCCATAATACTTATTATAAAACCGAGTAAATTCTTGAAAGTTCGGAGCCGGGCGACCAGCAACAATCTCGTCTATCAGATCAACAAGATGATAAACAAACGGATCAAGGTTCATATCAGGCGGATTATAATTGCTATGCTCTACCATCTCTTCAAACTGAGTGCGTAGCGACAAACCACGACGATCGGTTGAAAAATCGTAAAGCGATTTAAGGATAGCCGATGCCATCTCGCCACGATATTCGCCTTCAATGATACCAGTAACTTCATCAATGCGACGCATCAAGCCAACCCAATCACCATCATTGCAAGCTTTCTCATAAGCATCATAGACACGACCAACCAGATCAGGGTTCCATTCGAAATAGCTTTCCCGCATCGCATTCCTGATATCATGTCGCTGGCTTGGATTAATGGGATCAAGCGGGAAAAAGTCAGGATCAATGGTTGCATTACCTTCAATATCGACCAACTGTGTCATCGCACGATTGTAGCCACGAATGTTATTCTGATCGAGATTGATAACAGCAGGATCGCCATCATAGTCAGCGTTGTACGCTTTAGTCTGCGTAGGATGCAAACCGAGGCCGCGGCCATAATGCGCACGCAAGGTGCGAACCTGGATAGAATTCCTTACATTGACAGGAGTCTTCTCAAGAGTAACCTCAATATTAAGATCGTTAATAGCATCAACAAGCACACTAATATTATCAATGCAGAACTGGGCATCAAGGGCATCAAGCCCTACTTTTGCACGCTTCTCATTAACCAGCGCCAAAAGTGTGCTATTCGGTTCCCGAAGAGAATCCAGTAGGTTTTCAGAGCCAATAGATACGCAATGAGGCATAAGGCTCGGCATGGAGAATATCGTCTCATAGAACGACGTGCCACTATAGCTCCTTCCATGAAGGATAGTCTTTTTGATCTTCTTCTGAATGAATTCCCTGGACTTCTTAAATCGACGGTTCGCACGGGAAACCATGTTTACAGGCTCAGGCTTCTCGATAACGCCTTCACGTCTAATCTCCGATCGACCGGACATATCATCGAACATCTGCTTGCGATCTTCGAATTTCTGATTTGATTGCTCCGGTCGCTGGATCGGTGTTGGGGCTGTGGGGGCATTCGGAAAGCGAGACTGTGAAACAGCTTGCTGCTGACCGCGAACAGGCTGATTTTCAGCTAGGTTATTAGTTGACATGGTGGGACCGACGGTGCTCGGCGTGGTGCCGACACCGCCCTGTGGCTGCTGCGCCCTCGGACCGACGAGGTTGCCGCCGGTCTGCATAGTGGGTTGCTGTGGTGCCACTTGCTGCATGGTTGGCTGCTGCATCGACGCTGCCTGAGCCACCATGCCACCAATCGTCTCAGTGCGAGTATTAGCACTCTGCGGGCTAAGCGCCATCTGAGAAGACGCTCGTTGAACAGTTTGCTGTGGTGCGGTTGGCTGACTTGCAGCAATCTCACGCTGCGGCTGCTGATTTACAATAGGACTTTCATTCAAGCTTTGTGTCACAATATTCTCAACTGTGTTACCACCTTGAGAAGCTTGCTTTTCATTTGACACTTGCTGTGCAGGAGCTTGTCCATCGAAACTTACATTGGCAGAGCCACCACCAATAATACCACCTTGCGTTCCGCCAGTTTCAACCGCCGCGCTTGCTGCTTGATTTGCAGCGTTGCTAGAAGTAGCCATGTCTCACCTACCTATTATAGTAATCACGTTCCTCGTCAGTCAGATCGACTACGAGATTCGAATTAAAATCTGGACGTTCTTGCACATCGCCGAATTCGTCGCGCTCACGCTTCCTCGGTGTGTACTCATTGTAGTATCCATGGATAGCCGGAGCACCGATAGTACCGCCAAGCGTAGCACCGCCAATAAAAGCAAGCGGAATATCAGCGCCAAAGTTTCTTAATCTACTACCCCAATCTGTGTTCGAGTTCTTAATTACATTGCCTTGGCCATCATAAGCCTTAGTGCCAGTATTCTCAGTTGTAAGGTTCCCGTTTGCGTCGCGGTACATATCATCAGCATACCAATTGGAAAGCCCGCTGCCACTTTGGAATTGTTCGACAACATTGCCTGGGATTTCTTCCAAACCTTCTCCAACTGTTCCCATGCCATAACGGATAAGAGGCGCTATATCTTTTTCATTCTTACCAAGAATACTCATAAGCTTCTTGCCAAGTATATTGCTACCAATATTGCCCCACAGGTGCTCTGTTACTGGCATGGCGAGTGAGCCAAGTGTAGCGCTTAGCTGTTCCTCGCGTGTTGGATTGTCAGAAAGAAGCGAATAAGTTCCATTAAGAAAATCTTGATAACCTGGCTGAAAGCCAGTGTAGCTTGCTGCTGCATTACCAATGCCCTGCGTTGCCGCTGTGGGCTTAAAAAAATACGGAACAGAACCAAGCGCAACATCGGTGATCCATGGAAGAAAACTGTTTTCCGCAGGGTTAAGATTAAAGTTGCCATTCCTATCCTTAAACGGATCTTCGATATATGGGTTGCTGAAATTGAAATTACCATAGTCGGCAAAATTTTGATAATTGCTATTATTAAGCAATGTTTCAGCCTGGTCAGCTCTAATTCTTGTTCCGTCATCAAGAACAAGCGGTTCGATGTTTCTCCAATAAGCAGTATATTGGCCATCTTGTGCAACTTGCTCTCCAAGCGATCTTTGATAGTCATCCATATCATCAAACGTCCAGATGTCTCCATCTTCAAATTGCATAACAGGTCGGTTTTGTTCATCGATATAAGAATTAACCAATGCGCTTTTAGCTGGAATCTTTGCACCAGAGGAATCAGTAAGTACATAAGTGTAAGGAACAGAATCTTCTGTTACCTTAGATGGATCGGTAATCACTTCAGCATCATTAATTTTACCGGCATTGCGCTTCCACCATAGATTACCTTGGTGAATAAGATCATGGCCGCTGATGTCTTTGCCATTAAAATTAACATTGAAATCAGTATTCTCACGGCGAGCATTTGCTAAACGATTAAATACATTAGAAACAGCATGGGGAGCTGCATCATCATGAAATTTTTGTAAGCTCTCCTGGCTAGTAATATATGGGACGAACCCATATTGCTCTTGCTCATCCTGCTTACTATAGATCTCATTAGGATCAATATCCTTAACATCTCGACCAGGAATTCCAAACTGATTACGATACTTAATGTATTGCTCACCGGTCATAAATAAAGCTTCACGCGATCTTGGATCAACACCGTTATCAATGGCATATGGGTCAAGAACATCGCCAGCATTATCAACAGCACGCCGCCGTCGCTGTGCAGCAGCAACTCTTGCAAGCGGATCAAGGTTGCTATCCTCTTGGCTAAAGTTAAAATCGTATAAATTGCGAGCAGCGTCAGAAGCAATATTTTGGCTAGTGAAACCAAGCAAGTTCCAGTCAAGAGGATTTTGCTTAAGGTTACCTTCGCCATCAGTCATTCGACGCACAATCTCTTTTGCCGTCATAGATGGCTGACGATTATTTAAAGCATCTTGAACAATTGGATCATTTGGCGACATGCCAAGTTGCCCGTACTGAGCCAATAAAAGATTTTGCTCAACACCATTTTCTAAATTATAAAGTCGGTCTTGGCTCTCTTGAAAACTCTTTTGCAAATCTTCAAGTTGCTGCTGACTTCCCCTGGTTTCTATTTTGGGTTTTAGCTTTGACTTTTCCTCAACGTTGTTTTGGCTTTCATCATATCCACTATCTTTGATGCCAGTTACAATGGTTAGAGGAAGCTTTGAGAAATCTGAAGTGAGGCTTTTTTCTTCTTCGTCCGCAACTTGTTCATCAGAACCTTCAGAAACAAGATCCGATCCATCAATATCAAGCTGCGGAATCTTGTGACTTTCCTCTTCAGGCTTTTGGGCAGTAAACTGGTTTTGGTTAACAAAAGATTGGAATGCCTGCTGTGCCTGATTCTGCTCTTCTGTTACCTCCGGTTGAAAAGCTTGTCTTGCTACAGGTTCAACATTATTTAAAACATTCGAAGCAACATTTGCCACTGTCTGAATTGGAGCAGGCAAAAACGGTGCCAAATTTTTTAAAATATCATATGGGTTCATGCTCAAACCTCCTAAAAGATTTGAGCAAATTATACCAGCTCCTCACATGTGAAGTCTTCGCAGCATATCGAATACTTGGTATTCAGGCAATTAGGATGTATGTCACAATCAAAAACATCAACCCATTCAACACCACGATGCTTTGTTCTTTTAACAAATCTGCCAAAATAAATACACTCTGTACAAAAGTCAGGGATAGATACAACAAACTCAGCGTGCTGTTCGTAATTTTTTAGCCATTGAGGTTTAGACATAATCGTAAATATTCATTTGACCGGATCTGTCGTGGGCTTCGCTAATTAATCTTTCGTCATGAATCTGTTCAAGCTTTTTGTAGAAGGCTTTACTTGCTGCATTTTTACATGCAGTTAATATTGAGTAATATTCATTAAAAGGAATATCCACTAACCAATCAGGAAGCTCGAATTTCATCTTGCACGACATCTTTATCTCCAAGCTCATCTATGAGATATTGCAAACATTGTTTGCTTTTTTCTAAATCCTGTTTACCATTTTTCCACGGCCAGCGCCATAGGTATTTCAAAGAACATCCCCACCAATAAATTTGAGTGGCAGTTAGCTTGGACTCAACGTCATACATCATCGACTTCAATGCATCCATGCATGCAACTTTTCCATTGCCAGCATAATGTCTTGGCTCCTTAACAGGGTGAAACATTTAAACTCCTAACAATGCTTTCAAACATGACGAAGACTGCGAGATGCACGAGCGACTGTAGCTTCTGATTCAAGGCATCTATTCTTCCAAAGATCTCGTTCTTTCTTTAGCTCAGCGATCTCGGCTTGCATCTTTTCAATGTCTTCTGCATACATTTTTGCAAGCTGCTGTTCATAATTAATCATATTTACTTCCTCCCATTAGCGGCACATAAAGCCATTAATACACAACCAACCATGCAACCAATAGCAAAAGCGGCAAGCTCTGTCATTCGATCACAT